TCTAGCAACATCTGCGTGTACTGTTTCACCTGTTGAAACTTCTATTAATTGTACCATAAACTGGCTAGAATCTGCACCCAATCCATGGTTTATATGAGGTGAACTAGCACCACTATTATCAATATTAAATGATACAGCAGATCCATTACCTATAGTTCCAGAGAACATTCTATCTGTAGGTACTTCTATTGTTTTAGAAACTAATCCTGTAACGTGACCATATGTATCTAATGTAACATCTTGTATAACTGCATTACCTGAATTATTTACTGATGCTTGTGATGATGTATCATTGTGATCTATTTGAATATCCTCACCATTTGCAAAAGAAACAGTTATTGCATTACCATTAACAAAATCTAAAGATTCAGTAGAACTTATATTATCTACAGATGTACCATTTACTTTTAAGTTCCAGTAGTCATAGTTATCAAGACCTGTAACACTTATTGCATGTGTAGTACCCTCGCCCGCGCCTGCGTTCGTAATAGCTATATTAGTGCTTGCAGAAATAGATTGTACATAGTTACCAGAAGTATGAGTACCTAATACTACATCATGTTGTTCTGTATGTAGTTTGTATTCTGTTCCTCCAGACAGTCTTTGTGACCATCTATCAGTTGATTCATCCCAATATAAAATAGCATTAGTTGATGTTCCTCTTTCTATTTCAATACCAGAGTCTTCACTAGGAGTACCAGTTTCATTACTGTTAAGAGTAATTATATTATCTTCAATTAATACAACCTCAGAGTTTTTAGTTGTTTGGTTTCCTGATACAGTCAGATCACCTTGAATAGTTACAGCTCCACTAAAGTGCGCAGTACCATTAACATCTAAGTTATGTGTAGGAACTGATAAATCATTTGCAGGATTAATAAGAAGTGCACCAGTACCACTGTTGTTGCTTCCTAGTAGTTTAAATATAGCTGCTGATTTATACGCTCCAGATCCATTACCTTTATTTAAAGATAAACTTAATATAGAGTCTTGATTAGATGCATCATAAATTCTACTGTAGAAACCAGCATAACTTATATCTGCTGTGTTAGGAGTGCCCATTGCATTCCTACCTCTAAACTCAAGAACACCTAAAGTATCACTATCAACAGGAGTTCCTGCATTTCTATAAAGAACTAAATCAGGAGCAGAATCAGCAGAAGTCTCTCTACCTTCTAATAATATATTTTCTGCAGTAGAATTAGATATAGATTTAATAACAGGAGCATCTGTACCAGAAGCTGTACCAACAGTAAGCTGACTGTTAATAGATACATCATTTGGTAAACCAACTGTTACAGTTACATCTGTTCCTGATTTACCTACTGCGGTTTCAATTTCATTAGTTGTACCTACAATTCTTAAATCGTCTGTGGCTAATGCAACATTTCCTGTACCGCTATCGGCATCTACGGTTAAAGTAGTACTTATACTTTGTGTAGATACTGCAGTAACTAAACCTTTTGCGTTAACTGTTACTACCGGTATTGCAGTAGAAGATCCAAAAGATCCTACATTAGAGTTAACTGTAGCTAAAGTAAGAGCTCCACTATCTGCTAGTGTAGCATCTCCAGACATTACATTATCAATCCATTTTGCTGTGCCTGAATCGTACAGAAGCATAGATCCGTCTGCAGGTAATGTTAGATTAGTATCTGTAAGTTCATGTAATGTATCGTGTGTATCTACCTGTGCGTCTACGTAAGCTTTAATTTGTGCTTGTGTAGCTAGCTTAGCTCCGTTTTCAGATACAGCTCCAGTTAAAATAGCAAAGCTTGGTATAGGACCATTTTGGTTTGTTATGGTAAGTTGTCCTGTAGTTGTATTCGCTACACCTTTGACATCTCCTGAGATGGATACAAAACCAGTACCATCATATATTTTTAGTTCGTAGCCGTCTTCATTTCCTAATCCAGATGAGGTATCATAATAGACTCTACCTATTTGTAAGTTATTACTAGGAGCAGATGATAAAGGTTCTAAAGCAGCCTGTTCTAGCCTATTTCCTCCTAGATTTATATGGTTTAAATATTTTATGCTCATAGTATTTTATTTTATTAATTTAAAAAAGCTTTACCTGCAAATGCTGCGGTAAATAAAATTTGTAACTTGGTAGTGCTACTATTACCGGTATTCCAGTCTTTATATATCACTTTACCAACTACTTCAGTTTCCGATGTGTCTACTACGCTAACTGATGGGTACTTTCCTAAATTATGCGTGACTTGCCATGTTGCGTCCGCTGTACTTTGTGTATGTACAAAATTAAGATCGCCTGCTCCTGCAGGTCCTTGCGTACCTACAGCTACTATTTTAACAATATTACCAGAAGTTGTAACTTTATTGTTTGTACTATCTGATAGTCTTACAATGTTACCCGCTGGGGTTGTTATTTGTACCTTATTTTGTGACATTATCCAACTCCTTTTATAATTTGAATCTGTCCTGTTAACAACCTTGTAACAGTTCCAGATATGTTTATATCTAAATCATAATCTGCTCTGTTGAACTTTAATAACTTTGTTTGATTTGCAGTAAGGTTTATGGTGAACTCTCCACCGGAAGGATTACTAAGAGTTATACCATTTCCATTAGACAAATTTAAAACAAAATTCTGATCACTCCTATTATCTTTAGCTTTTAAACTAATATTGGCACCAGATAAATTTATCGCAGCACCAGAAGCGTCTTCGTATTTAATTGTATTTCCAAAGGTTGCCCCTTGTTCTATTTTAAAATTATGTGATCCTGCTCCCATTATAAAGAATAATCAAATACGTTAGGTTTACCTGTTCCATTGTTTTCTATTAAGGTATATCCAGCTGAGCTAGTCCACCCGTTTGATTCGCTGTAGAAATTGCCGGTAAACAATGGAGCAACATCTATAGCCCTATAATTTGCTTGATCTACATAAGTCTCATTTAGCGTATGATAAACTTTTCTTGTTTTTCTACTGTGCCAATGACCTCCCAGTAAAACATTATATAAACCTTGTTTGCCATATTCCCATATGACTTTACCAAAGTCTCTTTTTGATAAGCCGTGGTGATTATGAGTCATAATATAATATATATTATCAATCTTACTCCCTATTACTAAAGGACTAAACTCAATTTTAACACCTGTTATTGCATTTCTTAACATGTAAGATAATAACCCAGCTACATCTCCTTCGTTGTCATGTTTAGCATCCGAGGTTGATCTATCATGATTTCCTGAAACCATGTAAACCGATGTAAGATTATTTATATTAGATAAAAACTCTCTTATTATCTCAAATGCTAAAATCACAACGTGATGTCCGTACATTCCTTTACCCATAGACTTCCAAGAGTTTATGTGGTTTAGTCCTGTAAATGACTCTATAAAATCACCCAGAAATATTACTTCTAGACTTTCATAGTTTCTACTATTAACCTGATCAGCAATTGATCTTAAATATTTAATTACTGTTTTATAATTAAAATCAGGCGTACGTTGTAAATTTCTAATATCAGCACCAATATGTAAATCTGCCAGACATAAAACTCCAGTCTTTTTTCCAGGAGTCTTTTTTACATTAACAATAGATATCGCCTTATCAAGTTCCTGCTTGATAGTTTGATAGTCTATTTCTTCTTCTCTCGGTTTTAAGGAGAGCTTGACTTGATAGTTAGTTTTTTTACCCGTCTTAGTTGAAACATCCCAAGCATTACAAGAATAGCCTGTGACTTCATACTCATTGACATCAATATCAAAGAACGTTATCGCTTCTTCAAGCGATGTAATAGGTTTTTCACCTTTATAATTGTACACTGTAGGTACACCGTATGAATCTCTTTTTAACTGTTTTGTTACTTCTGCAACTTTTCTTCTTATCGTTCGATGCGAAAATGCATCGCTCTTCTTTAGTATTCTGTCCGCTGTTTTACTGTAAGATTCATTTGGGAACCGCATTAAGGTTTCCCTTATTAAATCTTCTAATCCCACTTTATGGTTAGTTTAGTTCATATAAATTTACATCTTTTAATTTAATTAAAAAAAGGCGGTGACTAAGACCGCCTCTTTTCAACAAACTAAAACAAAATAAAATGTTTGATTAAGCCTTAAGCTTATCTACTTCTGTTTGGATAGCGGCAGGCGTGATAGTTGAATTACCATCTTTCACCCAGACATAAAGACAAAAGTCTTCGTATGCTTTTGCATTACCTACAGCTTTAGAAGCATATTCTTTTGTTCCTTCAATAACTAATAAATCATAGTTACCAGAAACAACAGAAGCAGGCTTCTTAATTGTAGCAGCTGATCCAGCTAAGCCATATACACCATCAGCAACAAATCCTTCTTCTTCAGAAACTTTTACTTTAGCTTCAGTACCAAATGATGGAACTGCTGCAGTTGTGTAAGTAATAGTACCTGCGTCATTCATTGCTAATCTAAAATGAGAATCTACTGGAGCAGTAATGTTAATTCCTGCGTCAGATCCTACATCCGCTGCACTGAATCCAAAGAATGGAGAGTGAGGCTTAGCAAATTCGACATCCATTAGAGCTTTGATAGCGTCTGCAGCTGCTTCAGCACTTGCTGCACCTACTGCTTCAAAAGTCATAACTGGAAGGTTCATTGTACCTTTAGTTGTATTAATAATTTTTACGTAAGCAGAGTTGTCACTCTCTAACGCAACTAGTGCTTTAGACACTTGTGCAGTACCAGCAGAATATGCTATTACTGTTGTCTTTTTTACGTCCCCTTCACTAATAGGACCTACAAGTTTTGAACCGAAAAATAATGATACATCTTCTTCACCGCCTGATAGATCAATTGCTCCACTGTCTAAAGCAGAGAAAGATGATCCGTTTTCTACAAAGCCGAACTTAGCAGCTTCAAATGCAGATGATGCAGCAGTATCGCTGTTTACGATCAACACTTCTTTTTTAAGATTTGCCATAATATTAAATTTAGAAATTAAAAAATTAATTATTCAGTTTGTGAACTCTCTACTGTGTTCGTTTGGTATCTCTGTGACTCTGTGGCTTCTAGTAAGTGTTTGACCGTAAGGTCTACTATTTCTTGATGAGTATGATCTGCTAGTTCACAATCTACATTCGAAGATAGAGAGATTTCTACAGGAATCCTAATGTAATCTGCTCTCAAGCTTTTTAATAGATAACTTTTGTTGTTTTTTGTATTTCTAAAGACCTTGATTGATGTGCCATTTATAATACCAAATGCACTTTGGTCTGTAGCTGTAGCAAAAGGGTTACCTAAAATATTGTAAGCATCATCAGGTTCTACTATTCTAAGTGGAATCTCTTTTATCCTCTTTACAGATACTTTATCTATTACTCCAGTAAAATCTTGACTAGGAGTAAAAGTTATTGCTGCTTGATCACTTAATGCTTGTAACTCTAATTGTTTTTCAATGGTATTATTACCAGAACTATCTTCAGATGTACTTTGATAGATAGTAGCATTTCCAGCTGCAACCGCAGAAGCATCATACTGGAATGTAAGTGATGTATTCATACCTCCTGTTACAGGATCTCCAATAGAAACTGTAAAACTACCAGCGTAACCAGCAGGAACACCAGGTCTTTGTAAAAGAAAAGTTACAAGATAAGTTTCACCTCTTCTTACTTCTTCTAATACTTGGGTAGCTGCTTCTTGGTAACTGGTGTCTGATCCAGATGCATGTGATAGAAGTCCGTTACTTATTGTCCATCTATCATCTGTTCCATCTCCTAATATCCAATTAGAATTAGTATCAAAATTACCATTAGATACAAGTTCAGGATCTACTTTACAGTCATCATAAAGTATATTTACTCTGCTATTAATTAGAAACATATAATCAGTAGGTAGATCAAAGTCCTCATGATCTGTAGCAGGATTTGGAGTTATTACAGTATCTAAATAATCTAGTTCTGTAAGAATTCTTAAATCATCTACTCTTTTTTGAGATCCATGAAGACCCTGTCTTTTAGGATCTGATGCAAAAAAGAATCTTTGTTTTACAAATCTTTCTTGCATTTTATTCAAAGCAAAATCTATCTCCTCCGGCAAAAATGTGTCGAATGAGTTAGAGGCTACTTTTTGCAGACCCTGTTCTACCGCATGATGCATTTCTAATACTGTCATTCACTAAATGTTTTTAGACGAGCTTTTAAAGTAGTATATACTTCAGAGTTCTTTTTATCTTTTAGATATAAAACTGCTGCTTCTAGACTATCTCCAATCACTTCGTCACCATTCAAATAACTATTGCCTACCCTACGTAATACATCGTTTGTTAAACACTCTTCGATAAACGCTTGGTATTCAATATTCTTATCTTGGGCATACATTAAAAATTCAGATGGGTTTGAGTCTAACTCTCCTTCTAAAGTAATCTCTTTTTGTGTTTCATCCATAGATTTAGGATTATATCCATAGACTAACAACATTTGATTAACTTTAGCAGAATCTGCAGATAATTTAATAAACTCTTTATATGCATCTTTTCTACTTTTAACTCCTGCAGCTTGTTTAGCTTTTTCAATTGCAGTGTCGTAGATAAAATACTTATACTTTTTATTAGAATATAACTCTTGTTCGTCTTTTGCTACATATGGATGTGCTAAAGCAAACTTATATCTGATAAAGTCTAGTAAATTAACTGGATCTCCGTTAGAATCTATACCCACTTCTAATTTAGTACCCGTATTCTCAATTGTTAATGACATATCTTGAAAATACTTTTTAACTTCTCTTTGAAAGTTAACGTCAGAAGGATCTATCCCTATGACACCTGGTAGGTATTTTTTTTGTTCTCCGAATGTTAACCCTGTATTGGTATCTCCATTCATAGAAAATGTAGAACCTATTTTTCTCTTTGCTTCACTGTATATTTCATCAGGTAAGTTAGTAGCATTAGGTCTACGTTTAATTATTACTTGTTTCATGTTAAAATTATTAAAGGTTAAATTCAGAAAGAAAAGGGGACGTTGGTCCCCTCTCTTCTGAAAAGAAATTTATGATTTCACACACTCTAAGTGTAAACAATTTGTAGCTCTTCTGATTGCAATACCAGTTTCTTTCATGAAGTGAACTGATGCACCGTCTACATCGTTTGCTCTTAGTGAGTTACCACCGCTAAATCCTGGAGGAACAGAAGCACCAGCTACTGCCCATCTTACTAGTTCTCTACCTTTTCTAGAAACCATTTGAACGTTAGTTTCTCCATCATATGTAGACATATCAAGGAATAACATTCTATAAGATTCTAGTGGTAAACCAGAAACAGGATGTTTTGGACTGTTTAGTGATCTCGCACCGTGGTCGAATAATGGTAAGTGTCTTACTGTAATCACGTGACCATCAATATGCTGGTAAGAAGTGAAATAACCTCCTAATTGTAGGTTAGAACCACTACCAGAAATAAAGTTAGATGGATCTGTGTTTTTGATGTAAGTACCAGAACTGATCTCGCTCTTCATAGCGTTATCAAATTCTTCCATACCACCGATTCCTGTAAACAACACAATGTTCATTTGCTGAGCATCAGAAGCACCATATAATGCATCTCTTACTACAGATTTGATCTTAGTAGTTGTTAGTGAAGAATACGTATCAACGTTAGGAATTTGCTCAATAACTCCTGCTCCGATTGGAATAGGCTTGTTATTGTCATCCTTCAAATTAATAGTACCATCTGAAGATCTGTTGTACTTAGAATACCACAGAGCATACTCTGTTTCTTCTTTCCATCTCAGCATGTGCTGATACTCTTCAAAGTCATACCATAGATTTGTTTTTCTGCCATCTACATTAAATTCGAAGTTAACCACTTTGTCAGGCATATTACCTTCATATCGGTAAGATTTTCTGATTAAAGAGATTTGGTTTCTCATTTTAGATGGAGCAACCCAATTACTTTCGTTACCAACTGATCCAGAAATTGCAGTAGGTGCAAATAATTGTACCCATTTCTTTCCTGCACAGTTTGCGCTGCCAACAGAGTCAGCTGCATCTGCAGTAACTAATTGTAAAGTATATACCCAACCTCCGTCTGATTCGACAGGATCAGTCATTACTCTTGCTTGGATTCCTTCTTCACTTTCAATAATGTATTGCTTAATGAACCATTTTTCATTGAACTTTACTTTGAATCTAGTGAAGTTAACTCCAGAACCGCTCACTAATGAGCTTGATTCTACAGTTTTGTTAATTCTACCCATTACTGGATAGTCATACTCAATGTCGTTGATGTACTTGATAGCTCCCTGTCCTTCAGTTAGGAAAGATAGAGGAAACCTCTTATCTTCTCTTCCTGCTAGATGAGTTATTACCGGTGACAGTACATCAGGCTGAGTTAAAAGGGCGTTCGCTAATGAGTTCTCATCAGTCATACCCTCAGCGTTGAAAATGTCTTCGTATAAACGAAGCTTTTTTAAATTATCTGCTGCCATGATAAAAAAATTAAATTAAAATTAAAAATTAAACTTATCCTAATAACTTATCTAAAGATGGGATATTCGGTCTTTTACTAGTTTTATTATACCCTCCTTTGTTACCCTTCATTCTTCTGGATGCAGTTTGTGAATTAGCTTTTAATTTTGCTTTTAAATTCACTGCCTGCCTTGTAGTTGCTTTGGTGTTGATTAACTTCGACAAATCAAGTCCCTTATACATAAGGTATTCCATAGCAAGTATGGACTCTTGATCTAGCTTCTCTCTGTCTATAATTCGTTGACTTCTTCCTTGTTGATCAACTGGGACCGACATCCAATTATAGAACTTCTTCTTGTCTGCCTCTGGAATAGTAAAGTCTTTCAACTTTCCTTTATTAACAATTTGGTTAATATTATTCCAAGTTTCTTTGGTTTGCTGAGCTACAACTTTTGCTTCTTCTTGCTGCTGTTTTAGTAAAGTTTCTTTTGCATTTGCTTGTGCAACTGCTAGTTTCTTCACTGCTCTACCAGCATTTTTATACAGAATCTTAGCATCTTCATAATCTTGAATTGTATCTGTTACTTCTTCTGGTTCATATCCCTGAGAAGTTAGAAACGTTTCTAAGATCTTTCTTTGCATTCCGACATCCTTTTCATTAACTTCCAGCTTAGAGAAATCAATCTCTTTTGCTGCTACCTCAAAGTATTTATCAGGATCTCCTCCTGACACTCTATAATTAAGGTATTCTTGTATATCTGGAAATGCTGAAAATACTTGTTGAAACTGTTCTTCTGCCATCTTTGTAGCTGCTTCCTTAGTAACTCCGACAATACCATCGTAATCATCACTAAACTCTCCTTGTATATCATACCCTAATCTTTCTATTAAGGTTGATACTATTGAAGGCTCTGAATCTGTCTCATCAGACTCAGTGTTCTCAGCCACGGGTTGTTCCGCTTCTTCTGTTTGTTCTTCCTTTACTTCCTCTACAGTTTCTTCATCTGTAGTTTCTTGTTCAGGAACCGACTCCTCTTGAGTCTCTTCTACTACCTCTTCAGTAGTGTTTTCTACAGGTTTTTCTTCTTGTTTCGGATCTGTAGACTCCGGAATTTGTTGATCATCTAATAGTTGACTTACAGTCACCTTAGATAAATCTAAGTTTTCTTCTTTACTCATTGTTACAAAATTAATTAAATTATACTAGTTTTTTATGTTTATCTTTGTCTACATAAACACCTTTATATAGACATTTTTTATTATTTTTTACCCTTTTGGGCTTCTATTTGTTTATTAGCAATTTCTTTTTTATCATTTAGCTCTTTTCTTTTCAAATCAAGCTTTTCTCTTTCTAATCGCACACGTTCTAAATCAACTGCGTCATTAATTCCGTTGTTGTTCATATCTTGATCTACAACTTTAGATGCTACTTTCATTTCTTCAATGTCCATTTTTGCATCTCTGTCTAATTGATTTTGTTCAGCTGTAAACTGTCTATCTGCTTGTTTATCAGCTAACTGTGCTTGTTGTTGCATTTGAGCCATCTGTTGTTGCTGTTGTGCCTGTGCTGCTTGTAGCTCCTTTTCTTTAGCATCTACCTCTGCTAGTTTTTCTTTAATCTTACTAAAGTTACTACCTTCTAATATTTCTGCTATAGTAACTGGACTGCTACCATTCTGTGCAAATGATAATGTTAGTTGTTTTAATGCTCTTAGTTTGTCTGCTTCTATTGAGTTGTTCTTAACAAATACTCCAAATTCAGCTTCTTGGAACATTCCAGGATCTATATCTAATACTGCTTGTCTAAAGTCACTTGTTATATACTGAGTTTTAAGTCCGTCTTTCCATGCAACTTTAGCTACATCTAATAATCCGTTAAACTCTCTTTCAACTAACTTATCAAATCGTCTAAACATTTCTTCAGTAACTACAGATGATTGGAATACTGCCCTTTCAGTAGCACCAATACCATCAGATGCTTGTACTTGTCCTTTACGTTGTCTAGATATTCCTATTAACTCTTCCCACTCTGCTTTTATAGCTTGTAGTAGTTGGAATTGAGAAGCTATGTATTGACCTAAACTCATGTCTAATACCTGGAATTGATTGAACGACACTCTTTCACCACGTTTACCCTCTGCTGTAGAATCTATGAAAGCAAAGCCCATTGCATCTGCGTAGTACATAAACTTCTCTTCATCCCAACCATGCCTTTTTGGAATAGTGTTCATTTCCATTAACATGATCTTATCTTTATTTTTAGCAATAGATAATTCTAATCTATAGTGAAATATATTGTATAGGATTTGGTAGGGTACGCCCATAGATACTACAGATACTTGATCTGAATGTCTATTTGAGTAGATTCTTCCGTTGTAGGGGAGTTTACATATGGAAAGATTTGACATTTCATTTCTTTGTACCTGATGTGGTCTAATATTTACAAATATATCACCGTCTATTCGGTACCCTTCCCAAACCTGATTAACCCAAAAGTATTCTATACTTTCGTTATTATCTGGATTTACTTTGTACGTTTCGTCAACAACAACCGACTGTTCTTGACCTAATTCATCAAAATATGTTAGTATTCCCACACGTGCGAAGGATTTCCACACAACATGTAATACTTCCGCAAACCTTTCTGCATCTTGCGATGAGTAGTTTCCGCTGAAAGGAGATATGAACCCCATGCTCTTTTTTTGAGAAGGTTTCTCCAATCTATCTATATCTGCCGGTTTAAGAACATCGTAAAAGTTATCTACAATAGCATTTACGCTCATTATTTTCTTTCTTACACACCAATCTCCATCTTCTATAAACTGAATATCAGGAGATTTTTCATAATCTACATCTAGAGGGGATACAATTTCATAATCACAGTCATTCATACATACATCTTTATATGTATAACATTCTCCTGCAACTAACCAATCAAAGAATGCAGTCTGAAATTGATCTGGTAATTCAAGTCTATCAATTAGGTAATCAAGGGATTCTTGACCCATAATAGCTCTAATATCTTTGTAATTAGAGTATATTTCTTGTTCTAGCTCTCCTAATTCAGGTAATTCTTCAGTAGGCATACCTGTTTCTACTCCTAATTCATTTAAATCATTAATAAACTTTTGTTCTAGATATTTTTTTAGTTCATCCTTTACAACTACTTGTTGCATAGATTGCATATCAGAATTACGTACAACTACTTGGTGATTAAAAGGTCTTTTTGCTTTTTCACCTAATAATAAATCTACTACAGGTTTTATAATATTGTAATTACGTAATCTTGCAGGAAATCCTTTTGTTTTGTGCTTTTCTGAGTTGTATGGATTGATGACATAGTTATAGTCATTCTCATTTAGGTTGCCGTTGTATGCATCGTAGAATTTATGCATAGCAGATTTATGTTGATTAGAAAATCTACTTCTATCAATATAGGCGTTCATCGAATTTTTCCCCCACTCCCTAGTCTTCCGACTACGTGGAAGCTTTTGCTTAGGAATGCTACTCATATCATTTACAAATTACTGAAAAAATCTTCTATTGAAAAAGGAATCCTCAGATTCTTCATAAGACTCCTCTAGCTCCTTATTATAGAGATCTTTCATGTGAAACATACCAACTAATAGAGCTGAAACACGGTCAAAGTTTCCCTTTTTTCCATATTTTATAAGCTCATCTATCAATGCAATATCATATATGTAATGCAAGTTTAGTTTAGGTAAACCATCTTCTTGTCTACCTCTTTGTGATTTTAACCAGTCTCTTAAATATATTTCTGCTTGGTTTTTTCTATGTTGTGATCCCATAGATGTACCATAAGTTCTGTTTAGTTTACGTATTTTTACTCCGTCTGTTTTATCAAATATTTCTGCTTCTGGCATAAGATAATTTAGTAGCTTATGTCTTTTTGCATAGGGTATGACTTCACCTCTATCATTTTCAAATCCAATCCTTGCGTTAAAATATCTAGCTAACAGAAATAAATTATAGTTATATTCATCTTGAGTATCTGGTCTACCCACATAAGATGCTACAATCATATCATCTGGTTTAGAATGTGGATTGATTCGTTTAATAACATAAGCTGCACCTAATGAAGCTCCGAATCCATCACTTGCATACGGGTCATGTACTATAAAGTATAGATCATCTGGTATATCTGATCCAGATCCATCAGGAGATTGATATACTACAACACATCCAGAAATATTATCAGTTTTATTATGTGGAAACTTCATAACAGGTCTAACTTTATCACTAGGTCTAAATACTATTCCTTTATCTGTTTCTATTAACATACCATTTACTGCCATTTTAGTATGTAGTCCTGTACGCATTAATTCATTACGCCATGCTACTAGTGCTCCTCCAGGAAACATGTTACCTCTTTGTTGTAAGAAAGCTTCTCTAGGCATCCAAGGATACTCTGTAACATACTTATCTAGTGTATTTGCATCTTTGGCTTCCTTTTTGAGTTGTTCTCTTTTAGCCTCTTCTATTTGCTTAGCAGCTTTGGTTAAAGAGTTTCCATTCTCATCCATGTAACCTATTTTGTTTTGAAACGATGGAAAGAAAAAACCACATGTGCTCCCTTCTCCTCCTTCATCCCATACATTATCAAAAGGATACAGATCATATGCTTCTGGATTGTAAAACATAGACTCAAAGTCAATTGTACCACCTTCCATATCACCACCTGTACCAAATAAAACAATCTGTCCAGTTACTACACCACCATCCTCAACACAAGGACGTGTTGCTAAATAGGATGCTTTTAAATTATTAAATGCACCACACTCTTCAAATATAACTAGTGATGCATCCTTACCTCTTGCAGCATCTGGATTGTCTTTGAAAGTAATTGCTTCTACCTCTGACTTATATCCTTTTTCTATGGCTTGTTTATTGATATACTGTAGATAACTTGCTCTCTTATGGTTTATCTTGTCTACAACTTGCCTCCTTTTTTGCCATCCGGTGTGTTCGTTTACAAAATTCATGTAATCAGTGACCATTGTCATAATACCTTTAGGATATAGGTACTTTTTGTCGTGAGCACACAACAATGTGTAAGAATTCTTAGTTGTATTGTACAAATTAGCAGATATGGCAGCATTTTTGTAGCTAAATCCTTTACGTCTAGCTTTTGCTACTATAAGATGCAGTCCTTTAGACGCAGCATCCTCTAATGCATTAAAATAATGATAGTCTCCGTCCCAAAAATTAGGGAATGATACAGTTTTTAGTCCAGCTTTGCGTTCTCCTATCTGTTCTGTTAGTTTTATTCTGCAAAAATTTAGATAAAAGTAGTGATGTCCTGTAATTCTAGTGTCTCCCACTGTATATCCTTCTTTACATCGTCTAAGTTGCTCTGTCCAATACTCATAAAAAGGTGCGCTACCTGGTGGATCTTCGCAATAATAGCCTAATCTTACAAACTTTTGTGCTTCTCTGCTAAACTCCCGTGTATTTACAAACATTATTTTTTTGTGTAGTCTTTTTTTATGGTTTCTACGCTGCCGTCTTCTTTTATTCTAGATATTACTAGATAAAAGCTTTCTCCATTTTCATATTGGTGATGACAATACCCTTGTAATCCTTTTAGATCATTTTCTCTTTCTATTGTACCACTAAAGTTTTTGGTTATATCCTTATCATATATAAAATGTGCAGCTCCATATGGTACAAACTCTGATCCAGATTCATTTCCTTTATCATCTACATGAGTCGTACGTCCACACTGTGGGCAAAATTTCTCAAACTTTATACCATCCTCACCTACATCTGTGATACGTAACTTGTGTCCACAGATACATTTAAGTTTAGAATTAGTATTAAATTTAATTTTTGCCATTAGTCTTCAAACATTCCTTTAGTTCCACCGCCACGAATCTTAGATTCATTAGCTTGTTCTTTTTTAACTTTTTCTTCTAAAGCATTTATTGTATCTATTGCTTTAGGTAATTTCTCAGACACCTCTAGTAGTTTAGTAACATCTTTCATTATGTTACCAATGTCTTTATCTTCCTCTCCATCTACAAGATCTAGAGAGTTTTCTATTTGTGATCGTAATGCATTTATAACTCTAGCAGAAGTTAAGAGTCCTTCTTTGATTGCTTTGAGGCTGGTGATTGTTGGTGTACGCTGAAGTTCATTGTACTTGTCCATGCCCATCTGTACGAGTTTGGTGACTGGAGTGTCTTCGTTAAATTGTAAGTCTTTGATAAGTCTTTGTTTTCTCTCTTCTTTAGGATATATTGAGTAGGGAGATCTATAGTCGCACATGAAGTAAATATAGGATAGTTCTCTGTGTGCGTTACGTTTTTTTCTGTCTTTATCACTTGTTATTATTTTTTTAAATTCTGGAATGATTTTAGCTTCCGGATCAATCACTATGTTGAAGTTGTCTTCTTTGAAAAGCCTCATGATTTAAATTTTTAAGTCTATTTGGATTTACATGGAACCTACCAAAGTACGATAATCTTACACCATCAAACTCTCCCTTACTCATCGTATATGCTAGAAACTGAAACTGAGATTCACATATGCTCTCAATCTCTTCTATGTTTCCACCCATCTCCTCCTTTATTTCTTTATATATTTCTTGTTTTAATTTATTCTTTGCCATACTGTTTATTATCTTCCTTGTCCTCTGTACCTAGGTCCATCATAATATTTACCTCCTTTTTGTTTGGTAAATCTGTTCTTAGAATGAACACCTGGTCTTTTTTTTCTAACTTTTTTATAATAATTATTTACTACTTTACGAGCCATCTTCTAAACCTAAATTTACAATATCTGCTGGATTAATCCAACATCTAACAATATATGTATCAAACTCATCAGACGGCATTAGTAAATCATACTCAAAAGATACGTCTCTAGCGTGAAACTGTACTTCTTGCATAGAAATAAATGCATATACATTTTCTAACCCAACAACCCTGACATCAATAAAGTATTTCACCATCCTGCATTATAAATTCAAAATTAACCGAATCGGCATTTTTATAATTATAAACTATAGGATGAAAGGTGTACTTAGGTTTACTGTCTTTATTATAAACTAAGACCTTCTTGTCTTTTAAACTTTTGATAGAGTTGTTAAGTATAGCTCTGCCCCATTTCAAATTTTTTGCTACTTGCTTTCTATTAGATATAGAACAAGGATCGTTTATATTTGTTTTAACGAGCTCCATACAAACTTTAATTTCCGTCTTGGTCAGTTTTAAAATTCCATTTACAGTATATAAATAATCCTGAAGGAATCTTTCACTACTTGTTGGTATCTGTACTTTCATTATACTTTATAACTTTTTCTATTTTTCTAGACAGACGTTTTGCAACTAACTGCCTTACATTTTTAAGGAGAAGTATAATACATTGGTTCTCCGCTGAAAAATTTTTCTTTTGTAAACTATAAAATCTATCTATTAAGATATTAATTATCTCTTCATTGGTGGTTCCTGGCTGGAACTTTCCATCTAGCTTTTCGGTAAATTTAATTGTTTGAAATTTTTTGTTGTCTGCGAAGTCGGTTGCTTTATACTCTACTCCTGGTTTAACTATGTCCATTTGATTTATTGTTACTTTACACTCAAATGTATTAATAATATATATCAAATAAAAAAGTTCTCATAGGTGAGTCTATTTATAGAGACTTTTTCTTTCTCTGGTATATATTAACGTAATCATACCGAGGTCTAGACCCATGATAGCTTTCTTGTGGCATATCAAGTGTCTCTTTGTTCAAAAAATTTCCCTCTAAATCAAGGATAGTGTATCCCTGAGCTATCAGGAGATTCATTGCATCGACTTGCTCCTGAGCTCTACCAATTATAGAGGTCGTTTTAAAAATTTTATTATTTCTTTTTACCCTTTTCATAGACCACATATCCATGGGTCTTCAATAACACCACTGCTTCTTGTATTTCTTTATTTAACTTCCTGCAATAATCAAATATCTCACTCTCAAATGCATTTGTTTCATACATAATATATCTATTTTATATATCAAATATAGTAAAAATAAAATAAAGTCTCTATATAATGTAAGACATGGTCCTTTTGTAAAGTCAAATTTATTTATAATCTTTGTTTCCTCAGTCGCAGATCTGCAAGCTGCTAAACTTCAAGTAACCACTCTTGTTGGATCGTGCAAAGCAAGTCGTCTGAGAAAAAGCAGCATATCCTTTAAACTTTTCGTTGCACCCAATGTTATACTTACTCACGCGCATTTACAAAATAAAATAAAAGTTTCCCTGGGGGTGCATTCCTATATATAAAACCCCCCTAGGTATGTTTACAGAGACCACCTAGTGTAAACCTCCCCCAGTAAATCTTGCGGGTTAAGTACCCCCCTATAAGAATTGGTACATATTATTAAATAAATCTTACATATAATGAAATTATTAGATTATGTAAGAGCACAAGGTGGCAAGTTTGTCAGAATAGTTGACGGACCTGCTGGTGCATTTGTCAGTTTTACTACATCTACTTTCGATGAAGGTAGTGAAGATGATTGGCATACACTACCCATTGGTAACAAGTCGAAGGACGGGAAACTAGATGAGTTCAATGTGCTCGAGGTTCAGGACAAAGAAAATCCTGATGAGATGATAGCTATTGCGACTGTGAACTTGTATAGCACAAGGGAAGAGTTGGCTGTATAAGTCATCATACCTACACCTGTGAAGAATAGTAACAGGTGTTTAGGTTTTAGTATATGATTGTATACAATCTAATTGTATTACCTACATAACCTCCAACAACAAACGGTGGTTGTTTGTGTATAGACTAGGTCTATCGTCTAGGTTTCTACCTATCATCCAACCCAATCTACAATCATACTATTATATTATATAGACTAAATTGTAAGCTAGTCTACAATATGTGCTTACAAATTACATCAAACTTTATAACAATTATTACAATGAAATCAATATTTAAATCTATTTATTACATTTATAAAACGTGTTATCTACAAATAATACAAGATATAAATAGTACAATACCTAATAAGTATCTATCCATTACTGTTAATGTATGGGTATGTTGTCTTATTACATTAGCCTTAACTGGTATATCATTCGGGATATATCGTGTGTTCATAGTAGACATCTTAATCAATACACTATTATGAAAAAGCATATAACAGATATCAAGGCGTTACCTACAGGTATAATATGCGTTCACTTCAAGCTCAAGACGACAATAGAAATAGAAACGTTTAGATCTTGGGAGGACTTTTTGTATAAATATCCCAATTTATATGTAGAAGTATATAAACATAATCTCTGGTGGTCAAAGGTCAAAGAATTTTTGAGCCGAGTATTTATCTTCGGAGGTTTTATCTTATTTCTAATCTGGTTCTATATGACTCATGGCATATAACGAACGAATCTGGTATCAGGCGACTGTTCAAACTGAACATGGTACACGTAAATTCCCAATGAGAGTTAGTCGCAAGCTCTCACAACGGGACATAGATAAATACAAATGGAACTACCAAGGGGACTTTGTGTCCAATGGTGAGATCATTATGTGTAAAGAAATCTTAGTCAACTTAGACTTTGATGATAACGGAACTCCTATACCAACATATGGTACAGAGGAGATTAATTAAATCAATTTTTTAAACCAATAAATCATGTTTTATTCGCACGATGGAGCATCTATGCTTCGTAACATAGAGACTGGACAGTTTCATGTTGCTAAAATAGAAGACGACAGATATAATAAACTACTGAAGTCATATCCAAACAAGTGGCATAATCAAATCAAGGAAGCATTTTTGTTTCGTGATGAGTCTATGATATCACAGTTACAAGATTATTTTATGAGGTCAACGGTTACTACCTCTTTCAAAGTAGCCAATTAATTTTAATTATTATTAATTATGAGTATTGTTAGAATTCAATCTATCAGTGATCCGATTGAGGATCGTAACGGTAATAACTACAAAGTTATTACGTTTGAAACACCTGGGTTTAGAGAGGTCGTTGACCCTGCTACAGGTGAGTCTGTACTAGCTATGGCTGCTCCAAAGACAACTAAGAAATGTGTCTGGGAAGAGTCTTATCTAGATGGTACTAGACACTATATGTATAATGCTAAGGAAGGTCAAGCTGTTGCAGGTACTATTTATACTGCACAAGTCGCTGATTATGATATCACTGACGAGAATGGTGAGTCCAGAACAGTAAATACATATACTGGTTTTGTTCCTGCTTTAGAATCCGATGCTAATTTTCAGTCTGCTGTTAATCAGATGATAAGAGATGCTGGTCAAGAATTGGCTGGTAACTCTGCTAAAGATTTCAATGTTGCCGCTGAGCACCAAGAAATCGAAGAAGCAGCTAAGGTTTCTGTTGAGGAAGTAGTTAATGAAGATTCGTTCGCTGAATAATATTAGTTTGGTGTGCGAGAGATAGAGTGTAAGGCACTGGTCTTTAAGTAAGATTTATTCCGGTGCCTTCCTCTATTTTATAATCATATAAATTTTTTGACATGCAAAGAAAAAGAAAAATAGGTACTCTACAAGTTACAGATACTAACGACATAAAGTATAGACAAGGTCGCAGTAAAAGAAAACTTAGAGAACAATATAAGTTTACATTTGTATCTATAGTTGGATTAATAATAACAGTCTTACTTATAGCTGTTGCAACTCAGTGTTCATACGCTCAACAATACAACTATGAGAATAAGTATACAACGATATTAGATGAGTTTGATACTCCACAGGATTACAAACGAAAGAACTATGATGAGTATTCATTATGGTTATACAATCTACCTATACATACAGGTTATGCTAGATATCACAATGGTGGTATTGTAAAAGGCAAAGGCAGAACATACGCTGCAACATTTACTTACGAGATAGGTAACAAAGACTTACATCAATGTGCTGACGCAGCATTTTGGTTAAGAGCATATTATTTATGGGAGTCTAACAGAGAATCAGAGATAGGATTTCATTATACAGATGGAACTTATGTCAGTTACTGGGGTTGGCTTCGAGATAATAATATAACTATATCTGATTACAATACATTCTTCAGATATATGGAACATATGTGGATATATGCTGGCACATGGTCATTGGAAAATTTGGAAACAGATACTATTCCAATAACTGATATGCAACCGGGTGATGTATTTGTTCAAGGAGGTTTTCCTGGACATGCAGTTACCGTAGTAGATGTAGCTATACATAATGAGACAGGACATAAAGTATTTATGTTAGCTCAATCGTATATGCCTGCACAAGAACAGCATATACTTATTGATCCTCAAGACGGTGATGTGTGGTTTGATATGAAAGAAGAAGGACCAATATATACATACACATGGACGTTTAATTCACAAAATTTAAGACGATTCAAATGGTAGATAATAGTAAATACCATCTAGACAGAATAGAGGCGATGGAAACAGAAATCACTCGCCTCAGCTCTGTTATAGATGAAAAGAATAAAGAGATAAATAAGTTAAATAAAAAAATAAAGAATTATGAGAAGGATAAGTAAATTAACGTTAATAGCTACGTTATTAACAGGACTCTTTCTAGTGTCATCCTGTGCTTCACAGAGAATGTGTAAATCTAAGAAGAAATATTATAAATCACAGAAGTGTTGGAATGCTAAAAAGCAAAAGTTCACACGCTGTTAAGTTTCACTAAAACTAAATTAAATAAATTATGGGTTTTGATATATATGGATTGAATCCTCACAATCCTAAGAAGCTTGTTAAACCAACGATTGACTGGTCTAACGAGCATACTGAGGAAGAAAAAGATATCTATTTTAAGTCAATAGATTATTATGAATCACAAGTTCCTGGTCATTATTTCAGAAACAATGTATGGTGGTGGAGACCCTTATGGGACTACATTTATAATTATACTAATTGTCTAAGTGAAAAAGACTGGGAGTCTGGACATCATAACAGTGCTTATCAAATAGATGAAGAAACTTCTATGAGAATAGCTACTAAGTTACATGAACTAATAGACTCTAAGCATGCTAAGACACATGAAGAAGAGTTAAATGTTAAAGCTAAAGCAGCTAAGAAACACAATAAGGAGATAGAAGACAAATGTGAGATTATAAAACAAATAGTTATAGAAAAGAATCAACAAAAGTATATTAAACTTGGTTATTCTGATCAAGAACTAGAGGATAAAAGAGAGGAGTTTATAGCTCCTATGGATTATCCTAAGAAAGAGAAAGAAATGTGGGATAAACTGCAAGCAGAGAAAGACTGGTCAGATTCTTATCCTTTTTCTGTTGAAAATGTCAGAGATTTTGCTAACTTCTGCTATCAATCTGGAGGATTTGAGATATGTTAGCGTTAATAACAGGTATTGTGTATCTAATAGCATTATACCTACTACTTAAAAATGAGTAAATTATGAATTATTTGATAACTAATAGTAAGTCACAAAGTGCTTATGAAGGGTTTGGAATAATCAATATCAACGAAGCTATATCACACCTTAAACAGTGTGATGTAGTGGCTGTTGACACTGAGACTACAGGCTTTCATTGGTATGATGATAAGTTACTGTTGTTACAAATATCTTCAGAAAAGCATAATTACATTATAGACTGCAGAAATGTAGACATTACACCTCTTGCTCCTATGTTTAGTAGTAAGAAGGTTATAAAAATATTTCACAACGCAAAGTTTGACTACAAGTTTTTGTTAGCAAACGGTATAAGATGTGAAAATATACACGATACAATGCTTGCTGATCAGCTTATACACTGTGGTAAAGCAAGTATAAAGTATTCTTTGGATGTTGTATTAGACAGACATCTAGAGATTACACTAAGCAAAGAGGCACGTGCTTCTTTTATAAATCATAAAGGTAATTTTACAAAAATACAACTTGTCTATGCTATGGATGACACACAGTATCTAATAGAACTTAGACAAAAACAGCTTGTAATGTTGTCTGATCTTGATTTATTGAATGTTCTCGAACTTGAGAACAAAGCATGTCTAGCATTTGCTGACATGGAATACAACGGTATATATCTTGACAAGGATAAATGGAGTAGGAATACTATTGCCGTTGGTGTTGAGCTTGAGAAAACAGAACTAGAGCTCGACAAATTTATTGCACAAGAGGATCAGTTTGATAACTTTAGAATAAAAGAACTACAGACTGATATGTTTACTCCTTCGAGTGATCTTAGACAAACAGATATTCTATGGTCCTCACCCTCACAAGTACTCAAACTATTTAAGGTAATAATACCTGAGCTTGACAGTGTAAATGCTAAACTTATCGCTACATACAAGAACACACATGCGATAATAGAAAAGTATATACATTTCAAAGAGCAGAGTAAATTATATAATGCGTATGGTCAAGATTTCTACAAGTATCTACATAAAGATGGTAAAGTACATACATCTTTTCAACAGATACTAAATACTGGTAGAGTATCTTCAAGAAAACCAAACATGCAACAGATTCCTAGCAGTAATACATATAGAAATGCATTTGTTCCTAAAGATAAGAACGATGTATTTGTATCTTCTGACTTTTCATCACAGGAGTTATGTATTATTGCGTACGGATCTGGTGATCCTGTATGGTTGAAAGCATTAGAACAAGGAGCGGATCTTCACTCTATATGTGCAGAACTCATATTTGATAAGAAATGGAAAGATGCTGAAGGCAACGCAGTTGAACGTAAGAGATTACGTACAGCTGTAAAGTCTATCAACTTCGGTCTAGCTTATGGTATGAGTGAGTTCAAACTTGCAGATACACTTAGTATACCTGTAAAAGAGGCTAAAACTATGATCAAGAAATACTTTACTGTGTTTCCTGCTATTAAGAAGTTTCTTACTAATCTAGGTAACTATGGTAAAGACAACGGTCATATTAGGACTTTTGCTCCTTACAAGCGTATCCGTTGGTTTGAGGACTGGAATGGCAAGGATACTGATTTTGCAATACTTGGTAGCATAGAACGTGCATCCAAGAATACCCCTATACAGGGTACAGGTGCAGACATGACTAAACTTGCTCTTTATAAGTTGCGTGATATTATTCACGATAATAAATATCCGGTTAAATTAATTATGACAGTGCATGATCAGATAGACACAATATGTCACAAAGACTTTGCTGAGCAATGGTCTAATATTCTAAGAGAGACAATGGAATCTGCTGCACTGACTATAATTGATAACGGATTATTGAAATCAGATACAAACATTTCTAAACAGTGGCAAAAATGAGAATAGATTTTACAGTTTTTAAGAAAATAGAACAATGGTACGGTTCAGATGACTTTGAGATAGGTGTACACAGTGATAAAGCTCTGTATATACGGTTTGGTTATTGGGATAAGGTAGATTTAGATACTTTTAATTCTTTCTTTCCTGACTATATAGCTACAGCTGAATATTTAGTAGATGAAGATGAAGATACAGGAGCTGCATATGTATATTTAATACATAAACCTGAACCAATAGTTTAATTTGATATGACACTAAAATTTCGTATCTTAAATAAGTATATAGATGAAAATAGATAAAACAAGATTAATAAGACAACAGAAAACAATAGATATATGGAAAGCTAATGGTTATAAAGGTACGTTAGAGGCTGTAACAGGCTTCGGTAAAACATATGTAGCCTGTCTTATCATACAACAAATGAATAAGAAGCAACCAGAGGCAAGTACAACAGTAATAGTACCTACAAGATACCTAAGAGATCAGTGGGTCAATAGGATTAATGAAATGGAGCTGTGCAACGTTACTATTATGGTAGTAAACACCGGTGTAAAAGCCACTAGAACAGCAGATCTATTGATTCTGGATGAAATACATAACTACGCATCTGATGTGTTTAGAAATGTATTTACAAAGATCTTCTACAAATATATCCTTGGTCTTACAGCTACGTTAGAGCGTAATGATAAGAAACATTACATAATAGAACAGCAATGTCCTGTTATAGATACTGTTTCTATGCAAGAAGCTCTATCTATGGGCTATGTATCAGACTTTAAGATATTTAATTTAGGTATTGAACTTGATGATAAAGAGAGATTCAAGTATGAAACTATGCACGATAGCTTTAATAAGTATTTTAAGTGGTTTGACTTCAACTTTCAGACTGCTATGAAATGCTTACAAAGCCAAGAATTCAGAGAGCACTACGCTGCTAGAACAGGATATGATCCTAAAGGTATAATGAGTGCTGCAGTCAATTGGTCTAAGAATATGCGTTTAAGGAAGACTTTCCTATACAACCATCCTTCTAAGATACAGATTGCTAAGAAATTGATTGATACATTTGATGTAAAGACAATAACTTTCTCTGAGACTGTCAAGTTTGCTGATGAGCTAACTAAAGCATGCTATCCATGGGCGATATCATATCACTCTAAAATGGGTAAGTATGCTAAGATAAAGGCTATAGAACAGTTCAACGATGACAGATCAGATATTAAGGTTATATCTACAGCGAGAGCTCTAGATGAGGGCTTTGATATACAAGATGTTACTCTTGCAATTATATGCAGCGGTACGTCTACTTCTAGACAAGATCTTCAACGTACGGGTAGAGCAATACGATGGGCTCCTGGTAAGACAGGACTTATTGTAAATTTGTATATTCGTGACTCGCAAGACGAGAAATGGTTGAAGGCTAGACAGAAGAAAACAGTCAATACTATAAACGTAAGTTGCATAGATGATATGAAACATCATCTAGGACAAGCGTCACTTAATTATTTAAACGTAGAAGAATGATTTTAGAAACACCCGCACAATACGTGGACTTCCTGACTAAACACGGGTTAAGTCCATCACAGTTTTTGTTTTTGTACATAGTATATGAGAATGATTATGCATCCTTATATAAGTATGTACATATGGAGGGTGGATTCTCTACATCTGAGTTACATGATATGGTAGAAAGGGGTTATCTTATTGATGATAATCCCAATTCCAAATCATCTCTTGCTGATAACTATACAGTTACAGATAAGTTTATAAAAGATCTTTACAATACAGACGCAAGTGCTGCATACGAAGAGTTCTTTGAAGCGTATCCTGTACATATATATGTAGATAGTAAGAGATTACCCGGTCGTAATGCTACGATGCGCACACGTAATTATTATAAGAAAAAGATTGCTACAAGAAGAGCTCTGCATATGAAAGTCATGAAGTGTCTAGACTATGCAAAAGATAATCATCTGATTACTATGGGCATGGAGAAGTGGATAGAGACAGAGCAATGGAAAACTATTTTAGAACTTATGAAAACAGATACAGATGGATTCGAATCTCCAAACGAAAAGATTTACTAGTCTTCAGATAAAGACAGCAGATCAGGCTATAAAGGAAGCCGATAAATTCCTAGAGGAAGGAGCTCTAAACAAGAGACCCTTTCTTGCTACACGGTGGCAGAAAGTAAATACTATGCTACTTGGTGGTTTTCATTTTGGACAAACATATTTTCTTGCTGGAGCATCAGGTCATGGTAAGTCTTTCTTTGTCAACATGTTGCACACAGACTTTACATCGTATTATTTAGGTAATCAAGACATAAAAGTATTACACTTTAGTTTTGAAATGCACGCCAAAGATGAAATGATTAGAAAGATATCACAACTGAATGATGTTGACTATAGAAAACTAGTATCATCTGACAAGCCTCTAAGCATGGAAGAGCTTGATCTTATTAGAGAAACATACTCTAGGATGAAGAATAATAATGTCTATTATGTTGAGACCCCCTCTACTAGAGATAGAATATATGCTACTATTAATGACTTCTGTAATGAATTCAAAGATAGTAAAGTAGTTGTATCTCTTGATCACACCTTACTAGTTACACCAACTGCAGGAGAGAATGAAATACAATCTCTTGCAGAACTAGGCAAGATGTTTATACAAGTACGAAAAGAATTTGGTACTTGTAATATACTGGTTGGACAGATGAATGACAAGATGGAATCGAAAGAACGTAGGGATCCTACAAATCCGTCTTTGCATTATCCTACAAAAACAGATATACACGGTAGCAAACAGATCTATCATTCAGCTGATGTAGTTATGGTACTGCATCAACCGGCACTTCTTAACTTAGAATACTATGGTAAGAAGAGATTTCCTACGACTGATCTTGTAGCTCTGCATTGTCTAAAGAATAGAACAGGCACAGCAGGACTGACAAGATTGCGTAATAATCTACAGCACGGTAGATTTGACACCTACGAAGAGAAACTTTTTTAAATTAAAATAAAATAAAAAATGGAATTACCCACACAAGTTATTAAATCAAAAACAGTAAACCCCTCACTGTTAACTATCTTTGGACAGTCAAAAGTAGGGAAGACAACGATGTTATCTAAATTAGATAACTGTTTAATTATTGATACAGAAAAGGGCACGAAGTATGTAGATGCTATGAAACTGCAAGTTAACAACACATCTGAACTAAAGGCAGCAGTAAAAGCACTAAAAGAAGGTAACAATTATGATTACATTGCTCTTGATACTATTGATAATGTGGTTGCGTGGTTCGAGAAGGACGTAGCAATTGCAAATAATGTAGAAAGCTATGCTAAAATCCCGTTTGGTGATGGTTATAATCAAGTAAGAACACGAGTCATGAATATGATTAGTGCTCTTATGGAATGCTGTGAACAAGTTATTATTATAGGACACAGAAAGAAAACTATCATTGGTACGGACTCAGTAGAAGTTAATGTTAGCTCTCTAGATTTATCAGGAAAATTAAAGAATTATGTCATGGCTAAATCTGACGCTATTGGATTTGTATATAGAAGTGAGTCACAAGGCAAACTGCTTATATCATTTCAGTCTTCTGATGAAGTTGAAGCAGGTACTAGACTACCTCATCTAGCCGGAAAGATCTTTGATTTTGAGTGGAAAAGAATATACAAATCAGATTAATTTTGTATATTGCATATACAATTTTAATATAATTTTAAATCAATTTTTATGTACAAATTAGTAGAAACACAACCTAATACTAGCAACTACAAACTAATGAATGCTGGTATTAATGAGAATGTTAGTCTAGTAGACGTAACGTTCGACACTCTAAGACAAGATGGCACAGGAGGTAATGTAATTAGATTTTACTTCCAAGATGATGAAGGTGCTAAATTTACACAGACTTATATGGAAGTTACATCCTTAGATAGACTCAAAGAGTCAGCTAAGAACGCTGCATCTTCTGGTAGACCTTGGTCTTCTACACCCGAACAATTACACAAAGACTTACTACGTAATGTAGGTGAGTCGTTATTTCATATATTGTGTGCTTTTGTTCCAAAAGAGAAGGCAATGTTACAAGGTGCTACATGGGATGAGCTTGGCAAGAACGTTATAGATCTTGTTGGTAACTCATATGAAGGTCTGAAGTTTAAGATAAAGTGTGTATATGACAAACAGGGTAAGTATTTACAGTTCCCTCAGCGTCCTCTACAACCTTTTATCTTATCTCAAGATAGTGATGTCAATTTAACTGTCTCTTCTAGAGATAACTTAAATGCGGCAGCACCTACAAGTGAAGCAGAAATAACTAAAGAATCATCTGGTTCTGAAGGTGATCTCTGGTAAACTTGTATCTTTATTTATGTTTTCGTGACATAAGTTTAGTTTAAATTTTTAATTTAGTTTTATAATTGAAGAGGGCACCTAACGGTGTCCTTTTCTTATTAAATATAATAGTATGTATAATTTAAATCCAGTTGTAACTAAAGAGTTTATACTAGATAGATTAGACCAAGTACAAATATTAGAATATTACTTGGGCATACGTGTTAATAACAAGAGTGTTAGATCTCCTTTGCGAAGAGATAATAATCCTTCCTGTAGTTTTTGGGCAAATGGTAATGGTACTATTTACTTCAAAGACTGGGCTCAAGGATTTAGTGGTGATTGGATTAAGATAATACAATATAAGTATGGTCTTAATTATCAAGAAGCACTACATAGATGTGCAGAGGATTTTAATCTTGTTAATGGTAGAGGTGTAGTAAGTGTTGGTAAGATACAAGAGTATTCTAAAATTAAGTTAGAACCCAAAGAGTCTGTAATACAAATAAAGGTAAGACATTGGGATCAACATGATAGAGAGTATTGGTCATCGTATGGAATCAACCGAGGTACACTAGATATGTATAATGTGTATCCATGTGAAATAGTATTCTACAATACCAAAGTCATATATTCTAGAGCTAAGAGTGATTTAGCTTATGCATATAGATTTGGTGTAGGCAAGTATAAAATATATATGCCTCAGCGGAATGCATTTAGATGGATATCTAATTTTAATAGCTGGCAGGGTATGGATCAACTTCCTCCTTCAGGATCATATTTGATTATTACCAAGTCTATGAAGGATGTTATGTGTCTTCGTAATCTTGGTATAATAGCATGTGCTCCTGCATCTGAGGTTGTACAAATAGAAGATAAAGATATTGAAGACTTGTCCACAAGATTTCAACATTTGTTTTCTTTTATGGACTTTGATCTACCTGGTATTAAGATGGCTAACGTGCTGTTTAGAAAGTACAATGCTCAACCTATGTTTCTAACGAATGGTAGGTTTGGTAGTATAGACTATAGAGCAAAGGATATATCTGATTACTATCGCACGCATGGACTAGAGTCTACATTAAACTTAGTTGCACAAGCAAAAAAGAAATTTCCATGGATAAAATAGAAATAAGTATACCTTTATTTTTAAAGAAGGTAATGATATCAAAAGCCAGAAGAATCAAATATTATAAACGAGGTGGTAAAATACCTAAAAAATATAAAAATAATAGTTTTGATTCTAGAGGTAGAATGATAGACGCAAACGGTGAGTTTGTTGTTGCAAATCCAAGAACTATTGGTAAACCAAAGTATCTTACTATAAACGGACAAGCATTATATAATGCAAGAATGAGTCCACATATAAGATCTAAGGTTGTAAACTCTGTAAAGGATTCTTTTATACCACATATAAAAGATTTAAAACCTATAGAGAATTTACCTATAAGAATATCATTGAAAATGCATGATACAATAAGGCAAGCAAACTGGGATTTAGATAACCAGTGGCTTTATAACAAGTGTTTTCAGGATTTATTAGTAAAGAAAGGAATCATACCTGATGATGATATTAGATATGTTACAAAGTCAGCGGCACCAGAATTTGTGCCTGTTGATAATGAATCACAGCGTAAGCTAGTATTTATAATAGAGTCAGAAGAACGTGATGAAGTATTAAAACATAATTTTTATGATGAATTTTATAGCGAAGATTAGCAGCGGTAGAATTATACCGGATCAGCCTCTCGTAGTAAACGATGAGCTGAATACCTACCATGAGAAAGTGGTAGAGATAACCATCAATAAAACGAACAAGCGTACCAATCCTCAGAATAGGTACTATTGGGGTGTAGTTGTACATCTCATTAGAGAAAGATTCATTGAGCTTGGGTATACTCGTACTGATATTGATGATCATAGTGTTACCAGTCCATTGACTAGAGACGATGTACATCAGTTTCTTAGATCTAATTTTCTAAGAGACGATATAGTTTCTGGTGATGGTGAGGTATTAGGGACATTATCAAAGTCTACTAAACAATTGTCTACGGATGAATTTGTTAAGTATCTAGATAATGTAAGAAACTGGGCGGTAGGTAGTTTAGATATAGAGATACCAGACCCTCAAACAGAAATTAAATATGACATTAAAATAGAAAATAATGGGTAAAATGAAACAACTGTTTATTGAAATGCAAGAACAAGCAGCTCAAGAAGCTAGAGATCAAGCAGGCATGAATATACCAGAAGAACCTATGATGACTAGCAATAAGACACCAGCAATAATGTGTCCTAATTGTTACAAGAGTTATCTAGTTTTTAACTGGAAAACTAATGAAGCCAATTGTGAAAAGTGCGGGCATGACTTTGTTCATGTAGGAAATAATACAGTGAAATTTAAGTAAAACAATTTAAGTAAAACAATTATGAAAATAGTAAGTAATTCTGATATTCAGAGTGTAGGAACTGTGAATAAAAGTATAGACTTTGGAATAGATAAAAAGAATATAGGTATATTATTTAGAGGTTTCTCTGACACCTTATATTCTAACAAGATTGGTTCTATCGTTCGTGAGGTAACTTCTAACTGTTTTGACTCTCATAGAGAAGCTGATATAAAAGATGACGTTGTCATTACTATGGTACCAGCAGATCCTTTGACAGGAAAGAACGGTAAGATTAGCTTCCAGGATGTGGGTGTTGGTCTAAGCCCTGAAAGAATCAAGGATATATATTCCAAGTATTTCTCCTCCACCAAGAGAGATACAAATAATGAGATTGGTGGATTTGGTATAGGTGCAAAGAGTCCTCTAGCTTACACTGATGTATTTGAGGTTAACACCATATATGGTGGTATATCATACAACTATGTAGTACATAGAGGAGAAGAAGTACCTGTAATCAAATTATTAAAGCAAGAGAAATCAACTGAACGTAATGGTACTACTGTTATTCTACCAGTTAGAGCAGGAGACGAAGAGAAGTTTAAGGATGAGTGTAAACATCAGCTTAGATTTTTTAGTAACATTCGTTATATAGGACTAGATATAGATCGTGATTACAAAGTCATTCAAGGTAAACATTGGATTGCCTCTACTGATAATAACACTGAGTATAATCTATCTATATGTCTTGGCGGTGTAAGTTATCCTCTAGATAAATCTCTTGCTGAATTAAGTGAGTATACTCAAGATGATAGTATGTATTGTAATTATTGGAATAGAACTACAATTGCTCTTAAGTTTGATATCGGTGAGATAGACGTAACTATGTCTCGTGAAAGCATTGAGTATAATGATAGAACTATCAAAGCAATAAAAGACAAGTATAAGCTAGCTAGACAAGAGCTTATAGATATGTACCAGACTAACTGGGATAAAGTAACAGATTTTAGACAGTACTTTATAGACTGTAATCATAGAAATAGTAATATAATTAAACTACCTGTAGGAGAATATACTATAGATATTAGTTTTACTATGAGAAGTGCAGATCGTCCTAAGTTTGCTCCATGGGGAGTTGCTGTAGATCAAAACATGCTATCATTAGTTTTAAAGACTTATAGAATTATAGACGGTCAGAGAAATTTAAAGAAGTATGGCAATGAAGCTCACACTTTGTTTACTAACTATGATCTAGATCATTGGTTTAGAAAAGCAGACAAGCTTAGTTCCTTGAAGAGTAATTATATTCATGATGAAGTAATTCAATCTGGTACTTTTGTATGTGTAGAAGCTAAACAAGAGCCCGACTGGAATAAAAGCAATTGGTATAAAGACGCACAAGAAGACTATAAGATAGTCAAACCTTTGTTGTTAAAATATATAAAAGATAACACACAAAGCTATGACAAGATAGTTGTACCTGAGTCTTATAAACCAGTTGTAGCTACTAGAGTTAAAACAAAAGCACCTAGAGGTGCTGTATGTGCTAGAATACCTCACTATGAAAGATATTATCATAGAGATAGTCAGTCTGATATTACATATAAAAAACTTAGTACTACCTATGTAGCGGTAGAAGAATTAATAAATTCTGGTACTACTATTATATATGGTACACAAGACGAAATAGATATTCTAGATAAGTTTAGTTATATATTTTCTTATATGGGTGGTAGAATGGATAGACGTGGAGACGTGTTACAAATTGGTAAAAAGCGTGTACAAATACACAAGATAGCAGGCAGTCATGTTAAACATTATTCTAACATGGGTGCATTATCTATAAAGGAGTACATTATCAAGAATTACAATTGGATAACTTCGTTTAAAGAGGCTGAAACTTTTAACAATTTCTATAAACATCTTAATACTATAATAGAGAACACTAACATATTTCCTAAATCCTTTGAAGGGATATTTACAAAAACTTGTGCAATACAAAACTATGGTCAAGTAGACCCTATTTTTAATACACGTAGAAGAGGAGATATGGGAGAAGAGTACAAAGAAGGTAAGATGGAAGTAGAAGTTAAGAAGCTACTAGAATACTACGGTATTCCATATGCTCCAGATAACTTTTCTGTCAACGGATATTGTATAAAGTCTATTAACAATATGCTTAGAAGTATATTTAATGAGATATACTACTTAACATATACTGTAGATGTGTCCCCTAGTAATTTAAAAGAGTATAAAAATACTCCAGAGAAAGGTCTTAACATACTAAAAAGTATTATAAAAGACCATTATAAAGTTGTATATTATAAAATCAATAAATTTAAGTAAAATGAGTAAAAATCAAATATTTGCAATACGCAGTGACAAAGATGTTACTGCGTTGGTCAACGGTATAAGCTACTACAAGAGCGAATCCGATAAGACTAAAGCTCAGTCATTATACGAAAGAATAAAGACTGTAGCATTGAATCCAACTAATTTACTTGTAGAAGAACTCATACAAGAATTTGATCCTACATCTGCGATATATGGTCAAGATAGTCTTGTAAGAGATAGTATGGGTAACTGGTTTCTTAAAGGTTATAGTGAACCACTACCGTCTAAACTTCTAAATAAAATGAGAGAGTTTATAGAGAACGATATTCCTCTAACTCCTCTTGTTAACTTTTGGAAGTTGACTATGTTAAATCCTGCAGATCATGTAAAGAGAGATCTGTATAGTTTTATGGATCAGTATGAGTTTCCTATTACAGACTCTGGTTATTTTATAGCTTACAAGTCTGTAAAGAAGACCAAGAAAACATACAAAGCAGTAAATATGTGGGTACCAAAAGAGTATATACAATTAAAAGCTTCTGGTGGTGATCCTACAAAGTATACAGTTGTAGATAAAAATGGTGACTTTTCTATTGTAGAGACTGATCTGATAACAGATAGTTCTGGTAACTTTATTGCACCAGATCATGTTGCTGGTAATCTAGAAGAGATGTTTACTTCTATAAATAATCTTACAGATGAAACGGTAGAAGCACCAGAGTTTACTGATTGGCATCAAGGCAGTACACAAATCAGACTTGGCTCTCCTGTTACTATGGATAGAGGTAAGTGTGATAGCAATCCTATGAATACTTGTTCTAGTGGACTACATGTTGGTGCACCAGGATACGTCAAAGGATTTGGCGGAAGTGGAGGTAACGTTTACCTTGCATGTCTTGTAAATCCTATGAATGTAGTTGCAGTACCATCTGATTATTCTTATATGAAGATGAGATGTTGTGAGTACTATGCTTATGGTATTGTAGATTTAGACAATGATATGTCTATAACTACACCATACTTTGAGCATGACTACAAAACATGGGAGACAGAAGCTCTAGAGAAAGAACTCGAAGAGTTTAAGAAAGAAAGAGCCGGTGAGAAAGTTGGTATCATAAAAGAACGACTTATATCAGTAGCTTAAGATGGTTTATAATGCACTGGGGACTTCGGTCCCCTTTGTGTTTGTTTAATTTAATTATTATATTGTATTATGGATTATTTACAAAGTAAAAAGATTAGTAACTCATCCTTATCATTAATAAATCCAGATCAAGGCGGTTCTCCTAGAAAGTTTAAAGATTACCTAGATGGTAATTTAGAGCATTTAGAGACACCTTCTCTGTACGCTGGTACTACCATACATAAGTTTATACTAGAGCCAGATACGTTTGCTATATCAGACGTAGAGCGACCTAGTGATACAATTGTACGGATTATTGATAAAGTATATGAGATTACAAGAGGAGAAATGGATAGTGCGTTAGAATCGCACAAAGAGTACATTTTTGGTAGTGCAAAAGAATACAACTATGGACAGAGTTGGAAACCAGATACATTAATTAAAAAGATAATAGATCAAGGTAATGACTATTATAACTTTTTATTACGAGCTGACGGTAAAACCTGTATAGATGCTAAGATGGCAGCTATGCTTACCGCTGTTAGCGATTCTCTCAAGAATAATAAAAAAGCATCAGAGCTATTATTTGGCAATGGTGAAAATGAGAAAGAATTGTATTGGGGACCTAACTCTACCTACAAATCTAAGATAGATAGACTTGCTGAATGTGATTGTGATGATCACAAATATCATTTAGTAGATCTGAAAACGACATCTAAGAGTGTAGAATTCTTTAGGAGTTCTTTTGACTATTATCATTACGATAGACAACTAGCATTTTATTATGATGCTCTTGTAGATCAGAACATCGGACCTATTGGCGAGGTGTATATAATAGCAGTAGAAACTACAGGTTATTATCAAACTAGAGTGTTTGAAATTGATACTTGTTTATTAGAAGCAGGTAGAAAGAAATACAAAGACTTACTTGATAGAATAGCTTGGCATAAAGATAGAGCAAATTGGTCCGACCGGAGAGAAATACTCGAAGGAGAATCAATAACTATTTTTAAAGAACATGATAACTAACGAAGAAAAAGCTAAGTATAATAAAAAGTCACAAGTAGCACTTGATAAGATTAAAAGTAGTATAAAGAGACATGTAGATAATAAGAACGTAGCTGGTCCATTTTATGTGGATGGCTGCGTTATCTACTGTAATAAAGAAAAAGTAAACGAAGTAAAAGAAAAGTATAATATACAATGACAAAAGAAAAATACGAGAATCTCCGAGCACATTTAAACGAGTGTGCTAAGGGAGTCATGTCCTTAAAACAACCTGAGTATACAGGTGAAAATGAGGATGTGTTACACAATTTTAAAAGTACAGCAGATCTAGTAGGTATATCACCGCTAGAGGCTTGGTCTGTATTTTTTATAAAGCATGTGCAATCAGTAGTATCACATGCAAAAAATCCTAGTTTAAAAGAATCAGAACCTATTAAAGAACGATATGTTGATTTAATAAATTATGTACACTTGGGGTATGCTCTTGTTAAAGAACAAGAAGATATAAAGATAGAGTTCTTAGGTAAAGCAAAAGCACATGATCCGCAGTTTGGGGACTATACAGTACAACCTGGAGATGCAGGAACTGAAGGTGCTTACTTGAGAAAGAATTATCCTAATGTATACAATAAATATAAAAAGTATTACGATGATAAAACCGGTAACAATAAATCTTCCCCTGGAGGATAAGAACTATATTAGTTTATTAGAAATAGAAAAAGTAGTTAGAGAGATAACAAAACTAGATATAAGAATAAAAACTAGAAAGCGTGAATACATAAACGCTCGAGGTTTATTTTATTTATTTGCTTGTGAGTTTACAATTACAAGCGTAACACATATAGCTAGATTTATAGATATGCATCATTCTAGTGTATTATACCATAAGGAAAGAATGCCTTATACTATAGCACAAGATCCGCAACTAGAAATGTGGTATCTATGTGTATATAATAGTCTTACTGAACTTGTTAAAATAAAAAAAGCAACTGATGGAGAAATAGAATATGTAGATATATATAATATTTTCGAAAAGGTTGAGTATTTATTAAATGAAGTAAAGAAACTTAAATCAACAATAGATGAGCATAAAGAGTTATAGATTAGATTACACAGAACTTCATCCTGGTCAAGAGCTAGAAGAAGAAGACTATGTAATATTAAAAACAGATAGATTAAATTGGTCAATAGATCAGTTTATGAGAAATAGAAATATAATAGCGTATAAAATAACAGAAATAAAAGATGGAACAGAATATGAAAATTAATGATAAGTTTGGTAATGAACTTATTATAGATAAAGAAGCACCATACCAGGTGCACATTGTACAAGCAAATGAAAACAGATCACGTATGGTAGGGTTTTTAGAACCACAATCAGACGGAACGTTTACATATAAAAAACGTGAAAAAGAATCTGATATTTATAGAAAAACAAAAGCTTGGAGTATACATAACAGAATTTTAGATTTTGCACAACGTATTGAATACACTACGGAAAGAGCTGTGTACACTATAGACACACAAGATGCAAAAGTTAGATCAGGTAGAATGATTTATAAAAATGCTAGTTATACAGAAAAGTTATATATACCAATAAAGTATTGGAGTATAAAATTTAATGAAAAACAAGACCAGATACTTTGTGACAGATTAGGTTACGAATGGTGGTCTGAAATAAAACATGTATTTAATAAACCAGAAATGCTACAGCTAGGCATGTGGTTAAAACAGAGACGTAAAGAAACTGTTGTCTATCCCTCAGCTAGCGAAACATTTAATGCTTTTAAGTATTGTGATTTATTAGATACTAATGTAGTAATCATAGGACAAGATCCTTATCATGATGGTAGTGCTCATGGTTTAGCTTTCTCTATACGAGAAGGTCAAACTAAAATACCACCATCTCTTAAGAACATCTTGAAAGAAGTACAGGATGACATATATGCAGAGAACTTTGCATTTAAGTCCGCACACAGTCCTGTATTAACAAGATGGGCAAGTCAAGGTATATTATTATTAAATAAATCTTTGACTGTTGAGCAAGGTAAGCCTCTCTCGCACCAAAAACAATGGCAGGGCTTTGTAGATCTTGTTCTACGAATACTAATTGACTTTAAAATTCAAAGAAAAGAACCTTTAGTTCTAATACTATGGGGTAAGGAAGCACAAAAGTGTATACCAGAAGATGTAAATCAAGAGTATATACATGTGATAAAAGCACCTCATCCAGCTGCAGAAGCATACAGCGGTGGTAACTCTGGATTTTTTGGGTCAAAACCTTTTACAAAGTGCAATGAATTCTTAGACAAGTTTAATAAGAATATTCTTTGGTAGTATAGATAGGTGGGTATTACACTGGTTCTATTGTGGACTAAAATATAGGTCGTCATCCACAATAGTAATGCTCACCTTTATCTATAATCTTTTATTAGCGGCTAGGAAGTTATCTAGTGCTGCGTCTGGATTAAACTGCAGTCCAGAAGAATAACCTAATACTTCTAGGAATCTTGCCTTAAGTTTATTATCTCCTTTTTTGTATTGACCTGCGTCTCTTTGATACTCTTCAAACGGGTCAAACAACTGTGCGTTGAATTTAATAAATCTATCTATACCAGTAGTCATAGCAGAAGGAGATCTTACAACTCTTAGTCCTTCTCTAAACATACCTGTAAAGTTTATAGGTAAAGGACCTAAGAAAGGAGAAAATGCTTGTATTTCAGCGTATGTAGTTTTTATTAGATATAATGCTAAGTAAGCAGGATAATTTATAAACTCCTCATCCTCGTCATCTAAAGCTGCAGTTAACATAAGACCTATTGATCCTAATATACTAAGAACTCCTACTTCATGAAGCATTTTAAATGCTAATTCTCTATCTTCTTTAGTAGCTGTTGCTCTTTTACCTGCATCCATAATCTTACTAAATGCATTCTTCTCTACACTTGTTTTTAAATTGTTTATAAAATCTCTAAAGAATCTTCTATAAAATCCACCATCTGGTCTACCTGATTCATGGTTAACAAAATCAGCTCTCCATCTATTCATAGCAATAGGAACTAAAAACTTTCTAAATAACATAGCAGCTCTACCTATACTGCTTTGTTCTGCAGGAGGTCTATCCATACTTCTATAGTTACCATTAAGTCTTCTATTCATTTCTCTAATTTCATTAATAGTATCTCTAACTATTTTATCAGCTTCTTTCTTTTGTTCTGGTGTTCCCTCTACATATTCTAATTTATTTTCTTTATTAACAAAGAAAGCATTGTATAGGTTATACTCATTATTTCCTAACTTAATTTTTTTCTTAAGCATAAGTCCTATTGCCGCTGCTCCTTGCATTTGTACCTCACCTACATGATAATTTAGTAAGAAACTATCTGTTGAAATAAATGCTCTTAGTGCTTGTCTACCTACTAATTGTTTACCAACAAAGTCTTCAAAGTTTCCTTGTATAGCATCAAACTTTATTAACAGCTGTCCTAGTTTAGATCTATTTCCTAGTCTTTCATACTTGTCTTTATACAACTCATACCATCCTTGTCTCATTATACGATGTCCTGCAATAAAATCTTTAGTACTAAGTCTATCTTTATTAGCTCTGTTAGCACCAGACTCTATTGCTTGCTGCCAAAATGCAGTAAGTGCGTTTCTTGTACCTTTTAAGAAGTCGAGTCCTAGTGTTGTAATAGCAGTATATCCTAAAAGACCATCTACTACTTTATCAAATTGTAATGTTTTACCAAATATTTCTACTTGATCACTTTTTTTAGTTTGACCTAATAAAACCATTTCTATAAACTTCTCAATTCTTTTTTCAGAATTAGATTGCCCTTCTCTATAATTTAATATTTTTCTTCCTTGTTTTTGTAAGCCTATTATAGAAGATTGTTCTGGATCAACTACTCTTTCTTTTTTGTATATATCTTCTAGTAGATATGCAGTTTTTAATACTTCATTGTTAGCTTCTGTTCTAGCTGCAGAGTTTGCAAAAATCATAATAGAGCTCTTTATATCTAAACTAACATCATTTGCATCTATATCTTGTGTAAAATACACAGGAGCCCTTCTGCTAGATTGTCCTTCTATAACAGCACTACCATATACAAAAGCATCATCTTCGTCTATAGTAAATAATCTACTTGCTTGTTCTTTTATCTCACTCCAAACTCCATAGTCTAGTATTCTATCTAACGTTCCTCTTCTTATAGAAGGAAGTTGCATATCAACATTTAACTGAACTCCTGTTGTAGCTAAAGAATCTTTATAGACTTTAGTAAATATTTCATGAGCTTGTCCTAATTTATTTTTTGGAACTTCTACCTGAATACTCTGACCGTCCGGTCCTTTCCTTGTTACTCTCTTATACAACTTTCTCCACTTTGGATTTATAAACTTAGGTATTGTAACCTGGACACCAAAATATTGCCTGTCTTGTGTTGGTTTTAGTCCTGAAGCTTTATCTATATCTTGTAACAAAGTATACTCTTCTGCACTAATTATATTATGATAATACATTGCAGCATAATTCATTTGATTAGAAGCCCAAGCTCTTACTTCTGCAGGAGGTAACCTTTTAATAATAGCTTGTATTTCTTTTACATCTTTAGGAACAGTGTTTTGAGCTCTCCAGAGTCTTGTAGCAAACCTAACAACTTCTCTTTCAGTTGCTCCTTTTTGAATTTGATTTTCAACTCTAGATATAGAAGCTTCTAACTCTGATATTTGTTGTTGTATTATCGCAGTTTTTAATTCATCATCAAGTCTATTAAAAGCAGCTAGTTTGTTTTTATAAGTTTGTAGTGTTTTCTTTCTTCTCTTTTCTAACTGTTCTTTAAATCTTAAGAAGTCTTCTTGAGTTTTTATTTTCTTTTCTTCTTCTGCTTTTAACTCTCGTAGAAATCTCTCTGAATCATACTGAGTTACTAGTTGATAAACTTCTCTACCGTTATCATCAATTTTTTGTATTAGTGCATCATATAAATCTTTAGGATTATAAACTCCTTTTGTTTTCTTAGCAGGAGTACCGGCTTCTTCTAATCCTTCTATTACTAATCCCTCAGCACTTTCCAATTGATTTGCTATATCTAAAGCTTGCATTCTTATATCATTATATAACGCATTTGTATAGTTTACTAATGCTGCAACACCAGGATCTCCAGAAGTAGCTGGCGATGTAAGAAGATAATTTATAAATGAATCATCATGCGTAGTATACATAAAGAAGTTTTTGTATTGTTCTACACTTTGTGGAGCTTGTTCTGCTAATCTTGTAAGTCTAGCAAACTCTTTTTGTAGCTGAGTTATTTTTTTATTTTTCTTAGAATCAGAAATATCAGCTTTTCTAACTCGTTCTATTTGTTTTTGTACTTGATCAAGTCTTTGGTCAACGTATGCTTTTGTTGCAGGACCTGACCTTTCAATAAATGGAAATAGTTTTTCTGCTACTATTGGAATAAACTGTTTTCTAGTCTTTTGTTTCATTAAGTCTAAAGTCTGTGCAGCTTCCTGTAATTTCTTTAATACATCATTTGGTGCTTTGTATTCTGGATCTTTAATTTTTTCTACAAAAACATCAGGTAGTTCTTCTAAGAAACTCATATCCTGGTATAACGTTTGCATTCTAAACAAAACATTTATAACAGTTTGTAATCCTTTGTTCCCTTTTTTAAGTTCTTCAGGTATAGTTTCTAAAAACTCATCAAATAATTTAGACTGTGTAATAACATCATCATGAAAGTCAGCAACAGATGTAAACAAGTCTCTTGTTTGTTCTATTTGATTTATAATTTTTTTAAGTCTGTTTGATCTATTAGTTGCAAACTCTATGTTTTTTACTTGTTGTAAATCTTTTAATTGTTTATATAACTTTATAAGTATATTATTAACAACATTACTATAAGGATCTACAGAATTCATTTGTATTAAATCTTCTAATTCTTTAGGTAGGAATTGTTCTACTTGCATTATCATGCCCTCTCTTCTACCATTTACAAATTCTAATAATCTACCCTTTGCTTTCTTTTTTAAGTCAGCAAAATTATCAAACCCTAAATCTTTTGCATATTTTTCTTTTGTAACTTTGTTTAATACTGCAAAGTTTCTTATAGGAATTTTTTTCTTAACATATACAGTAGCACCATACTTTCCTCCTTTAGCTAAATTGACAATGGTTTGTTCAACAGGCATTCTTAATCCATCAAACATTATAACTGTACCTTCTCCTTCTACATTAATTTTCGCCATAGTATCTGGTGTCACATTTTTAATTGTAAGATTATCATATAACTTACCATGGGGCATACTAAACAGCTGATCTGAAGATCTTTCATTGCTGTATTCTACTTCACCGTCTTGTAGTAATCTGTTTACAGGCTGCATTAAAGAAGATAGTTTTTCTAGCTCAGACCCTTCTTGTACTTCTATACCTAGATACTTAGATAATATTTGTATAAACTTATTCCACATTCTTTTTAGAATGCCTCCTTCTTGTGCATCTGGAGATACTAAGTTATTAAGATCTTGAGCTATACCATATTCATTGTATAGTAAATGTGTTACAATTTCTTCTGCTGCTTTCTCTTCGTTTTTATAGAAGTTATTATACCTATTAAATATTCTTTGTATTGTTTGTATTTCGTTTTTACCTGCATGATCTTTTATAAGTTGTTTATACCAAGACAATACATCTTTTCTTAATTTATTTTTTTGATCTTTAGGTAGTATATCTAGTCCTGCGTGCACCGCTTCTTCTAAGAAAGTATTCTGATCTAACTTACCTAGATATATTTTATTGTTAGAATAATAACTAGCACCTCCTCTTGTATACTCTACTTCAACTCCCTGTGAAGTTAGTTTATTTAATAAATTTTTAAAGCCATCATCAACTAATAGTTCTGATGCTATCTTATCAATAGTATATGTACCATTTTTAAACTGTTCTCTGTCTGTTGGTAACGTAGTTTCTAATCCTTCTTCTACTTCTCCGGCATATGCCTTTGCTTTTACTTTAAGTTTTTTATACTCATTGTCTGCTACCTTTCTTTTTTCTGGAGTTCTTTCATAAGAATCTAAAGCATCTGACCATTTTCTAAATATATTTGGAGGTAAGTATTTTACAAAAGAATTTGCTTTAAACTCTAATAAAGAAGTACCAAATAAATATTTTAATAACTGATCTGATAATCCTGGGTTATCTTCAAATAAGTCTTCAAACATACCCATCATTTCTCCTTCTATTTCAGGTGACATTACAGTAAAGGAGTCTGCAAGCAATGTAAGTTTACCATTTTCATCTTTTTCTATACGTAATAAATTATGTAGTGCACCGTTAGAATTATACTTAGGATCTGCTTTTAGTTGTTGTATTTTAGCTAAAACATCTTGCATTTCTTTAGGAGTAGTCTTACCGTATACTGATATAAAAGCATCTGCAACCTCTGAATTAGTTAAAAACTTAGATCCAATGTTTTGTGTCATTTGTTTTATTAACGTTGCATTAGCTTGGAAAACAGGATGAACAAGTAAAGGATCTGATATTTTCATGTTTCTTAAGGCATCTACTCCTTTTAGTCCTCTAGTTGTAGTCATAAACTGTATCATGTCACCATACTCTGTTTCATATTTTCTTACAACCTCATCTACAAATTCTAGTGCTTTTAGCTGTGTGCCTAAGAAGGCATTATCTTCTTCATTAAGTTCTAGTTTTAATACTTGATTAGGTAAACCTAGATTTAAAAGAGTTTTTATATCTGTATCATATGTAAGTCCTTTGTCTAGATTTTCAGTAGTAAAAGGCATTCCTTTGTTATTAGATACAGCTCGTATTTTTTCTACTAACATTGCTCTTATTTCTCCTCTTCTTTTTGCTGCATCTTGTCTAGATTTTGCTATACTTAATTTAGGATCATTTTCTTTTAGCTCATTATATAATCTAAGTATAGGCTGGTTAACAAGCATTAAAGCTTCCATTTGAGATACTGCCATGCCCACTAGATGTCCAAAAGTTTGTGACATATCTGGGTCTAAGTTTAATCTAGGAGCAACACCTAACTTAACATTATCTACAAACCAAGTTATTAATGTAGATATAGAGTCAAATTTATTTTTACCTGTAGGATCTACTATTCTACCAAAAGAACCAAAGTATTCATCATTTATATCTATTCCTACAGTAGACGTATCAGGTGCAAACTGAGTCATGAAAGATACAAGAGTATTTAAATTTGCAGCTATACCTACGTTTGTTGCACCTAATTTATTTTGTGTATGATAATCTAAAACTCCAACAACTGTATGTATAGGTTTTAGTTTATCTAAGTTAGGATACTTTTCTAAAAATGCATCAGCTTCTCCTTCTGAAGCAGGAACAAACATAACCTCTTGTACTTCTGGGTCATTAAATACTTGTAACATATTATCAAGCATTTTGTTTTGTTCTACTCTAGGATGAGATACAGCTGCACTACCATCTTCATCTATTAAGTTTAGTCTTTTCATAGCTTCTGATGAGTCTATTTTGTACGTACTCATTATTAGCTTTACAAAAGGAGTTTCACTCCAGAATCTTTTGTACTCTATTAAGTCATTAGGATCCTCTATTACTTTTCCATCATGGCTTGCATACCTATGTAGATAAAGTTTATCTAAGTCATAATCAGATCCTGCAAGTCCTGGAAGCTCTCTAGGTGTTACTATAGAGTCTCCTTTTGAATTTGGTAAAAACCCTACAACTTTAATAGGTATCATAGAATGATATGTTTGTGCGGGTATTCTAGTACCAAAAGCCTGCAACATCCTTTCATCTGGAACATCTTCTATGGTATCATATTTACTTAGACCAAAGAATTTTCTAGATGCTAATACTTCTGCATATTCTATCTTACCATTTACGTTTCTGTGTATACGTAATGGTTGACCTGTCTGTGGGTTTATGTAATGTGTACCTGAAATTAAAGTTGCAACTCCCCCTACAACTTTAGACTTCAATGGTCCATCATTATACACATTTACAAGAGCATTTTCAACATAGGTTTTTATATTACCTAGGCTTAGGTTAAACGGTTTGGAAATAGAAGGATCTAAGAATCCTAATATTTGTGGTCCTCTATTGTTTTGTGCATTCATATATAACAGTGCACGTAAAGCTTCACTGTTTTGTGGATCTAAGAAAGCATTTACAACTGCTGTATATGCTGCTTTTTGATCTGCGTTAGCTTGATTTATAGTATCAACCAACGATCTATTTTTTGTAATTACAGAACCAATGAGGTCATGAACTTGTTTTGCCATAACAGAATCATTCACTTTTCCTACTCTAGATTTAGATCTATTAATAACTTGATTTCTTTCAAATCTTAAGTTACCTGTTCTTATAAGACTAGTATCTAATTTGTTATCTGCTTTAAAGAAGTTTGCAGGAAGTGCACGTCCAGGTTTTCTTTTTTGAGCACTAAGAGGAACTAAGTATAGTATCCTATTAGAATTAAGAAGATTGTATATACGACCTACGTCTGGATTTGCTTCTGCTTCTTCTTTTGTAATTATGTTATCAGACTTTTTAAAGTAGTCTTCACTATTTTCTGATACTGTTTTTGTGCTGTTTAAATCTAAAGAGTTTAGTTCTTCAGGAGTTAATTCTATAGAAGGATCATCTAATCTAGCCGCTAATTTAGTTAAAGCTGAAAACTCTATATCATTTCTATATTCACCTGCTTCTAATTGACGCATTGCATATTGCTCTTCAGTCATATATACTTGAGCATCGCTAGTATTACTTGGAGATCCAAACTCAGTGTCTATTATTTCATCCTCTATAAATAAATAGTTATAGTCTGATGTACCCATTGTTGCACCTGCTGCATTAAACCCTGCTAATCTTTTATTCATATCTCTGTCGTCTACAAAGTTTGCATCACCATGCATTAATTGAGTCCAAGAAACAGACATTACAAAATGATTAATAGCAAATCTTCCTATTTTATTATTAATAGTACCTTGAAGAGGACTGTCAAGTCTAAGATCTGTAAGTTGCTTTCTAACATTTAAATTATCTATTCTTTCATTAGTATCAGCAACAACCTGTTCTAACATAGGTTTTATAACCTTTTGTTTTATATCAGCTGCTAGACCATCTAAGTTATTTTTTTTCTTTGTTAAGAAGTCAGGAAGAAGTTGACCTTCATACTCAACATCGTTTAGTTGACTTAGTACACCAAAATATTTAACTTCATTTTTTTTACTTATTAAAAGTTCTCCAGATGCATTTCTATTAACCTCTCTAACAAATATAGAGTTGTATACATCATCTATTGCTTCTTGAGTTACACCTTCATTATAGTATGTATCTATTACTGGCATTCTTATACCAAACATTGTTTTCTTGTCTGCAATTACATGAGGTATATAGTAAGCTGTTCCTGGTATGTCTCTTTTTTGGAACAGTGCAAAATGTAATAACATTCTTTCTCTTTCTACTAGGTTTTTATTTACTTTACCTTTTTTATTTAAGACAACGTCCCCTACATATTGTAAGTCTAGTGTGTTTAAGGCTCCTTTTTTAATCAGTAAATTATAATCTCCTGCCTTTATAAAACTTTTTCCTCCTTTTTTTATTGAGTTAGTTGCATCTATGTAATAGTTTCTATGTGTGTATTTATAGTGAGCATTACCATCAGCATCTATATAATTAGGTTCGTATACAGTAGGGTCAAACATAGCAGCTATCTGTGCTAGTTTAAACATATTGGTTTTTGTTTTATTTTTCTTGTTAAAGTCAGCTACATACCCTTTAAAGAACTTTTTAGGATTACTTATTAGCTCATTGGTTTGCAGTTCTGTAAATGCACTTACTACTTGTTCGTCTCCAAGTATAAACGCAGCTGCTCCTTTACTTAATTGCCATCCTAGATTATCAAACTCTTTTATTAATTTATTTATTTGATCAGCAGTAGGATCAGATTCTATACTTTCTATTAGATTTACAATATTATTTACAGCTTTTCTGTCTTTTGTATTTTTACTCTTCCACATTCTAAACACTTGATTAGAACCATCGTTTTCTAGTGGATCTATAAATATAAACTGACCTTTACTATCACCGACAAGCTTTAAGAACTTCATTGGTTCTTTATTAAAGTTGTTTTCAAATGCTGTTTTTACATGCTTGTGTGCAGGATCATTTAATGCAGATAATACTAATTCTGCTTGTTCATCATATTTAGCAAGAGCCTCAAGTCTTCTTTGTAAGTTAACTAAACTGCCATCATTTGCTAGAGCTTTTATTAAGTGAGATGCAAGATTATGTCCGTTTAAAGTTTTACGTATAGTTTCTGTACCGTATTGTTTAGACTGCCACTTAGTTCTACCAAAGTTATCTTTAGCTTCAGAGGTTAGTAATGATATAAATTGTTTTATTCTAGAAGATAAAGACTTAATTCCTCCGAGCTGTGTGTAATCTACATTAAAGTCTGTTTGTATTTGATCTAATATATCTAAATCATCTTGTAAAAAAACAACCTGTCTTTTTACCTCATCTATAATATCATCTCTTATTTCTTTATTTGTTTCTAGTTTTAGTTTTGTTAAGAATGCCTGTCTAAAGTTATTTTTTATACTAGTAACTTCTTCAGTAGTATACTCTTTAGATCCATCCATAAAACTCTGAGGAGTTAATCCGGCTATATATGCATTTAGTATTTTTTCTATTAATGAATCTTCTAGAGGTGTTTCTAATCTAGCAGAATCCATAATAGCTGTAGTTATACTATAGTCATTTGCACCATATATATATTTAGCAACTATTTGTTTTACAATATCTTTACGTACTTCGTTATTTAGTCTACCTTCTGGTAATGAAGCCATAAGATCTCCGCCCTCTTCATTAAGTTCGTCTAAGAGGTTTTCTGCTGATGTCTTTTTATTATCATCTAGTTTTATTTCTTCTCTTACTTTTGTTTTTTTCTGTGCTTTTATAGGTTTTCCTTTTACTGGAGTTTCAAAGAATTCATTTTTAGGAGAAATTATCATAGTAGGATTTATAAAATTTCTACTTGATACTTCTAATGTACTTTCAAAAGAATTAGGATCAACTACTACACCTTCTCCTGGTAAGGGTATGCTTTGTTTAAAACTATTTACTCCTATAGTAGATAGTCCGTATTTTTTCATTTGATTATTTACAGTTGATATAATATTAGGTAATGTTACATCTGGATTTTGTACTCTTTTATATAACTTAACATACTCTCCATTTTTTCTTTGAGTTATTTCTAGCTTTAATTCGTAGCTGTCAGTCTTTCTATTATAGTCTGCTATTATATGTATGCCTATATCTTTTTCTGCAGCAACAAATAAATCTAAATCTTTATTAATACTCTCTATATAGTCTTTTAAATCAACAGCTTCACTTCCCTCTTTTTTAATTTTATTTGCTTTTTGTATTGCATTCTTTGCACGTTTAAGTCTTTCTGTAATATCTGCACTAGCTAGTTCTCTAGGCATAACTCTAACCCATTTAGGAGCGTTGCCTCTTTTTACTAATGCAAAATACCTACCGTCAATAGATGGTAGATTAGTTAGTTCATCTTTTGTAAATTCTTTTCCTATAATAGCTTTTTGTTCTTGTCTATCATATATTCTATAGTCTCCATCAAAAGTATGATCTCCTACGAGTAAATCTGTAATTAATAATCTTTTCTTACTTTCATTACTAACTAATCCAACGTCAAAACTAATATTAAACTGTGACTCATCAAGAACAATAGGATTTTCTTCAGTAGCATCTTTATACTCTCCTTCTAAGTATTCTATTAGTTGAACTAGTTTAGTATAGTTCATACCAAACTCTTTCCATTGTTGTTTTGTAAATGGTCTATCTTTACTAAAGTTATCAGAAAAAAACTGTCTAGTCATTTTGTCTCCAGGTATAAGTTTACCAGCTTTATCATAAAACCTATTGGGTGTTCTTATAACTGCTATTACAGACTTATCACCTGTATCTACTATTTTTAAGTAAGAGCCATTCATGTTTATATCCATGTTCTCTTCTTTTATAGCAGAGTCTGATAGTTCTCTTTTTTTGTAAACAAATTGTATTTGTATTCTATTTACTAGATCTTTATCTTGAAGTATTTTACGTTCTAGTTCATCTCGCTGTTCATCATTTAAACCAACAGCGTGTAGCCAATATGTTTTTAGAAAGTTATCTCTGTGTTTTTCTCTTCCGAAGTCAGTAACCACTAATGCTACGTCATCTTGAAGTATTTTTATAGGATTACCTTTATCATCTAAAGTCTGACTAACATATACAATTTTATTATTAGCATCTTTTTCTATGCCTGCTACTTGATGTAAGGTTCCTTCTTTATCTTCTACCATCTTAACTTCACTAGTAGGAACTATTACATTTGATATAGCTTGATTTTGATTATTAATTTTTCTTTCTACCTCTTCTTTAGCTTCTCTATTTCTTCTTTGTTGTGGAGTTTCATTTTTCTTTGGTTGATCTTTAGCTTTAGTAGTTAATGGTTTTTCTTCTTCTGCTATTTTTTCTTCTTGTGATTTCATTTCATTTTCTACTTTCTCTACTACTCCATCCCATTGACTAGAGTCTGTAAAGTATCCATCCATCTGCTCATCAATTTGCTCTATGTATTTTTCATACTTTTTAATTTCATCTTCTACTTGTTGTTTTTGAGCCGCAGTAAGAGCACCTAAAGTTCTTTTAAGTTCAGCGTCTCCTAATATTTTCTTTAATACGTTTCTTGCTCTTCTTCTATTTGCAGGTGTATCATTTACAAGTAAGTCTCTTAAGTATTCTATTCTACTTTGATGTAAACTTTTTTCTCTAGATAAATGAAAGATAGCGTTTCTTACAACAGAAGGCATTTTATTTATCTGTGTTTCATCTACTTTCTTTGGATCAGAATATATATCTAAAAAGTTTTCTAAAACCTTTTTCTGTTCTTGTCGTGCATTTAATTCTATTTTAAGTTGTCTTGTTTTTTTGTTTTTTTCTTTGCTGCTAAGATCAGGATCAGCATTTACTTTAGATATTCTTCTATTTAGAGAGTCTATCTGTTTATTATTTTCTTGTTCAGATAATAAGAACTGTCCAACAAGACCTTGATCTTCTATAGATAAATGACTATAGCCTGCACCATTAGCATTCCACACATTAATTAAATCACCTATTCTTTTCTTTAGTTTTTTAGTTTGATACTTACCTAATAAATTCATTCCTCCTAAATGATCTACTTGGTTTAGTAGTTCTTGTCCATTACCTTCTGCTATCATTCTCATAAGATCTGCCTCACCTCTAGCATTACTAATAAATCTAGTTGATCCTCCTAGTATAAATCCAATAGCTGCTTCTTCTAGTAATTTATTTGCATCAAAAGGAGAAGTATTAAACATTCCCATACCGGGTCTTTTACCATCCTCTCCTGCTATTAAGTTGTTGTAAGTTTTTGTAGCTCCATCTATAATAGAACCTTGTATAAATTCTTCGCTTCCTTCTTCAAGTCCAGATCCAGTTGCTCTAGCTGTTCTTGTTAGTAAGTTAGTACCATATTTACCTGCACTTTTAACTCCTACGTTTTCTAACGCTCTAAACGGAGAGTTAAGAAAGTCATCACCTTTTTGTAAAAACTTATTAATTTTTTGTAGTATATAAGGAGTAGCTTGATCTAAGGTTTGTTTACTATTAAACCTCATACCTGTTTTCTTACCATAATCTAATATAGCTTTAGTCATTCCTCTTGTACCATATGTACCAAATGCTCTATTAGCCAGCGCATTTGTTCCTACACCATACTCTACTAAGGTATTTATAAATCCTACAGTAAGTGCTAAGCCTGCTGCATCATCATCATCTAGTCCATCCATTTTAGCCATTGAGTATACTTCTCCAGCATTTAACGGCATACCTCCCGACATATGACCAATCATACTTACTGCTCTTCTAGGAAACTTAGTAAGCATTTTTTTAGTAACTAGTTTTACAGCTCCTTTTGCTCCTGCTGCTCCGACTCCACCTAACCCCCAAAAAGATAACAAAGAAGCAAGACCACTGCCTAATCCGTTTCCAAAAGCATCTCCACTAGAAAACATAGAGTCTGTTTGTTGCATTGCTGTTTTTGCATACTTGTTAAAGTTGTAAGCAGTTCTAGCAGAAGCCGCAAGTCTATCAGTAAAACCGTCAGGTTCTAGATCTGAGTCTACACCATCAAAAGCATCTCCAACTATTTCTCCAAAGTTTACAAGACTTTCCCAAGTACTACCTAAACCATCGCTAAATCCATCTACAAAAGAATGTAATGTACCTTTTTGTACTTGACCTACTCCATAAGGACTAAGTAATGCACTTCTCATTTTCATAAACTTGTCTTCAGATAAGCTTGTTTCTTGTAGATACCATTGTTCTTCATCTTCATCATATACTGGATAGTATCCTTTTTCTTTATAATAATACCCTGAAGTGTCCATTCCTTTAAAAGGCAGAAATTTTAGTATACTTTCTCTTTGTTCTTGAACTAGGTTTGAGAAATCTTGACCATAAGTTTCTAGAGCGTCAGGGTTTACTTGAAAGTCCTCTTCATAATCATAAGTACGTTTGAACATATTTCCATCATTATCTTCTCCAAATATTTTTTGAAGCCAGTTAGGATTGTCAAATCTATATTTACTTTCTGGATCACTAAAGTCAACTTTAGTTCCATCTTCTAGAATAACTCTACCTGATCTACCTGCTTCTACCCCTTTTCTTTTTGCTATTGTAGCAGCCGGATTAAATTCAGATCTACCTGATCCTCCTGAAAGATAAGTAGTATTAGGTCTATTTAGTATCATAGTTTCTGGAGCCCATACATCAGGTGTAATCATTTCATCCGGTGAAATAGGAATTAAAGGAGGAGTATATCCTGGGTCTCCCTCTTCTAACTGAGTAGGAAATCCATAATTAGCTGCACTTAAATCTCCTACAGTATCTACTTTTTCATTCATATAAGGACTTGTAAACTCAGGGTTGTCCTTCATTTTATTTAAACTAAAACGAGAAAAAGGATCGTTCTTTCTAGGAGCATAATTAGATATAAGCTCACTGGTTATAAGAGGAACTCTTTCAGTTACAGGAGTAGTATTTTTATTATCAGTAGGCGGAGTAAAGTTTTGAAGTTTCTCTAGTAGCTGTCCACCACTCTGTAATTTTTTACCTTGTGTTTTCTTAGTTGACATAAAAACAATTATTTATTATAATCTACCAGAGTTGTTTCTAGTTTTTGATAACTCTCTTACTATAGTAGGATCTGGATTTAAAGCTTTTAATACTATGCCCATTAACTTTTGATCAATTTCACGCATAACAGCATAGTCTATAGCATCTAATCTTCCTCCTTCTTCGTTAAACTTGTTTCTAACTTCTACTGCTGCATTAAGAGATTCTATTGTAAGTTGATACAATGGATTATTAGGACTTAGTCCTTTTTCGAAATCTTGTAAAAATCCAATTGTAAAGTCCATATTACCTAGATTAGCAGCGTCTCCTCCACCATCTTGATATAATGTTCTATAAGATGTTTTGAGGTTTTGGTTAGCAGCTACTGTTGGGTCAAGTAACTGTAATACTCTACCTTTATTGTTAGCTTCTGCAGGATCTGCACTATCAAATGTATCAAATATAGCAAACGGCTCAGACTCTACTATTAAAGGTTGACCATTTTTAACAATATAAGACATTGGAATACTTGCTGTCTTTTCTTCTCCTGCTTCATTTACAAATGTTTTTTGTACTGTAAGAGGTAAAGGTTTTATATCTGCTTCAATGTCGCCATATCTTCCTCTGCCCAGACCTGAAATAGCACCAGCATAAGGCATTTCTCCTGCAAACCCTTTTTGAGTAGACATTGTCCAGTTATAAGTATCATCTTGAGCTATAAGTGCATTTCTTATTTCTTCTTCTAGTCCTTTATAAAATGCATTATTATCTCCTACTACTATAGGAACAGTAACAAACTCACCAGTAGGAGTAGCATTGTAAGCACCTCCACTAGGTGAAAGTCTAAATTGACCTTCTGATCCTCCTTGATTATCTCTTTCATCAGTCATATCTATTACAGGACCGCTAAAAGTTCTACCAACTGTAATAATACGTTGACCATTAGAGTCTAGATTTTGCATAGTAGGATTTTTAACACGTTGCTCAGTAAAGAATCTATAACTATCATCACCTCCAAGACCTAACGGATTATTAAACATAGCATCAGTATCGGTTCCTCTCATGTAACTTGATCCTTGTGGTTGAAGTGTGTTTTGTGAAAATCCTGTTGGACCTGTATCACCTGGTCGCTGAAAAGCAGCATTAAACAATGTTCTGTTAGGATTTTCTGATATTTGTGTATAAGAAAACTCTGCACCTACTTGTCTAAGATCGTTCTTCCATTGATTGTCAAAAGCAGCTTGATCAAATGGTTGACCATTAAAGTTAGCTTCTGCCTTAGCATTTTCTAAAGATTGTTGATACTCTTTAGTTCCTTTAAGTATGTCAAAAGCTTCACCTATAACTTCTTTTACTCTTGGTTCTGTTGTTTGAGTTGTTGTTATATTCATGAACTCATCTACTAAGTCTCTTCTATCTGCTTTAATTTGATTAAAGAAAGATTCCAATACTGGTCTTCTGTCTACTCTAGAACCAATATAAGATTGATAGCCTTGAGGCGCACCATCTGCACCCATTGTAGTAAAGTTTTCATCAGCTAAATATAAAGGAGCAAGTCCTTTAACTCTCATCTCATCTAACATTTTTTGATCTTCATCAAATAGTTTTTTGTTTTCTATTGCTTGATATAGCCAAGGATTCTGTGATACATCTTTTGCTAATCCTCTAACAAACTTATCTCCTTTTTCAAATGCACCCCCTGTGTCTTCTACAAAAGTATTTATTTGATCTTGTAGTCCTTTAATTAAATTTTGTTTTTCTGGGTTATCTCCTTCCATTACTTGAGCTGCAGCTAGTGCTTCTGATAAAGCATCTTTTTGATCTGCTACTCTTAAGTATTCTTTATTAAGTCCCTCCATAGCTGTTTGTACAGCTGTAACAGGAACGTCTGTATATAGTTTACCTAATGACGCTAAGTTCATATCATCAAAAGGGCTTCTCCTTCTTCTTCTACCTCTGTAGTATTCTCTTGGTCCGTAATATCCTGGATAATAACTCATATTATATTTTTATGTGGTTTGTCCTAATAGCCTTCTCATTAAATTAGCTAGTTGTGCATCACTAAACTGAGGAGCATTTCTATCCATAACTCCGTACATATTTAAGTAAGGAGTAAGTGCTTCTAGTTGTGCCTCTTGTGATCTTCTACCGGTTCTTTGTGTTAATAAATCTTGTGCGTCTTGTACTATACCAGAAAATAATCTTGATCTTGCTCTGTCTCTGTTATTTAAGAAGTCTGTTTGAGCAAAAGCATTATCAAACGAAGTTTGGTTATTTAACTTTTCTATGTTAGAGTTTAACATAGTTTGCATATTTCTATTTTTTTGATCCGTTAGATTTTTTTGCTGGAATAATTTAGCTCTTGCTCTATTAGCTTGTGCTTCAGAAGCAGCTAGGTTAGCATCAACGTTTTGTCTTTTTGTTCTGCTTTGTTTTAGAGCTCTTTCTCTCATTATTCTTTGATCATTTAAATCTGACAGCTGTGGATCTATACTAGTGTTAGTATTTAAAAACACTGGACTTTGTAGTAACATATCTTCAGGAGGTCTCATTCCTCTAATTAAGTTAAGTTTATCAAAGTATTCTAATGCTTTTGTTCCTGGACCTAATAGATTATCAACTATAGTATTTACAGCTTTTCCAGATCCTGTAGTTTCTTTACTAGACTCATCACCTCCTGTAGTTTCAGTTTCTGAAGGAGTTGCTGTTGTTTGTTTCATTAATTGAGGTATAACATCTTCAACTGGTGCTACCTTTAGTGGTTCTACCTCTAATGGTTTTAAATTAGCAAATGGATTATCTTTTCTTTTTGTAAATTGCTGTAAAGCAGTAAATGTATCAATACCAAACTTACCATCTACTCCTGCTTGATTAACAGATTGTGGACCATCAGGTCCTATAAACTCTAACTCTGTTCCTGATAACATTGTATCAGCTCCAGGTCCTGTGTAAGCTCCTAGTAATCCTTCTTGTAGTTTTTTTACATGTTCAGGATTTCTAGGATTAAACTCACCACCTAGTCCTGATAATATTCCAGCTTCTTCTAACAATTCTTTTGTTAGTAAGTCATCTGTTACATTATCATATAACTGTCCTCCGGATTGAAAAACTCCCCTACCTTTCAATATATCCGCAAACGTTACTTTACCATCTCCTGTAAGATCTGGAAACGTTGAACCTCCTTTTTTCATATACCCCATGTTATTTCTAACTGCTTCAGGTAACTTAGGTAATCCTTTGTTGCCTGGCGGTATAGGTTTGAGGTTGCCTCCATCTTCCATGAATCCCATTTTGTTTCTCACTGATTTAGGTAATTTAGATAACCCTTTGCCTTTTTTACCTTTTGGTACAGGTTTAAGTTTACCTCCTTTACCCATCATTCGCATTTCTCTTTGAGCAATGCTTTGGTCTGGTGAATCAGGAGCCGTTTCTTTTTGATCTGATTCATTTGCCTGTGCTTGATTATCAAGCATTAAATTATTGAGTCTATCTGACACACGTTTTAACATGAGTGTAGCTGCATTTTTTTCTGCATCATTTGTGGCAGTTTGTAATGCACTATCATATTTATTATATGCGTTAGATAACTTCTCTGCTATATCTGCGTATGTCATTTTTTTTGCCATGTTATATATATTTTAAGTAGTCGTCAACATTAGTTTTTAATCTATCAGAGAATACAAATCCTGCATCCAATGCTTGATTAGTTTGTGAACCAAACCCGGTGTTTCCTCCTTTTACTCCTATACCTCCCGAAGGTGCATCATGAGTATCTCCTACAAATTTAAACATATTTGGTCCAATTTTACGAACTTCTCCGTTTTCATCTGTTTGTGGAGGATTATTTGCAGGTCCCATCATTAGTTCTCCTCCTTCTACAGTATAGTCAGGTGCTTTCATCATTCCACCATCTTCTGCGTAGTAACTATAATTATCTACGCCCTCAGTTGGATATTGACTTAAGACACTAGCTGCATTAACTTGATCTTGTGCAGACATTGCTGATAATCTATTGTTTAATGCTTCTTCTTTTTGTCTTTTTAGTTTTGCTAATAGTTTTTTATGTTGGCTTTTTCCTAATAACCCACCACCTATAGCTCCTAACACTCCTCCAACTATTCCTCCTATAGGACCTAGTGCCATTCCCATAGATGCTCCTTGTCCTGCCATACCTATTGCTCCAGCTGTTCCTGCTTCACCTTCTGATATTTCTGTAGGATCAGAGCCAAGACTAGCATTATATAAACCAGCTCCTAGAGATCCTAGTTGTGCAAAGGGTATGTTGCCCATAGCTTTACCAAATCCAGTGTTTTTACCCATAAAGCCCATTCCTTTTTCTGCTTCGTCTGCTGTTCCTTCAGTCCCTCCACCAGTTTCCATTTTTTTCTTAGGTAGTGTTTTTATTTTACCGTTGTGTGTTCTTGCAAATCTAGCTTTATCTGTTTCCATACTTGGTATAAGAGTACCACTATATTTTTTACCTCCAAACATCCAACTTACACTTCCTCCTTTACCCATACCTAGTCCTCGTAAAGGTGTTGTTTGCATTTCTGTACTTCCAGTAAGTACAGGTTGTATACCTTCACCTGTTAATGTACTAACAGCTGTTGGTCTAACTTTTCCTGTGTCTAACATTTCTTGATATTTAGCTAGTTCGTTATTAAGGTTTTGCATGTTACCCGTATATCTAGTTACTCTATATCCACTATTAGGATCAGCAAAATTATAATCTACAGCTCTTGAAGATATTCCTTTTCTAAAGCTACCTCCCATGTTTTCCATTATTATAGGTCTTCCTTGATCGTCAACTTGTCCAGAGAATATTTGTGTGTGTTGTCCTCCTTCAGGTCCACCAGTACTGTAGTCACTTACAATTCTGTCTCCTGGTTGTAGATCATCATATGATTGTGGATTAATAATTTCAAATCCCATAGCTGCAGGATCTTGTTCTATCATAGAATTCATCATAGCATTACCTGCCATAATAGGTAGTTTATCTCCAGATGAATAATCTCTACCTGCAATATTTACATCTCCTTGTAGTGTAGCTCCTGCTTCTCTCATCATTCCACAACCGTAACTTGTACAACCATAAGAAGGTTTATTTTGGTCTGCTAAAGAGTTTAAATAATTAAACGTAGGACCTATAACTTCAGTTGAGTCTATACTTTTTTGATTTCGTGGATTTGCATCTCTTTCTTCTGCTGTAGCATAGTTAGGCAGTTGACCTTGTATATTTTGTTGAAATTGTGCTAGTCTTTCTTGTTCTGCAGCCTTGGCTTCATTTATTCTTTCCATCTCTGCAGCTATTTGTTCTCTAGACATAAGCATACCTCCACCTTGTAATTCATTTTTATTATACTTTTCAAAGTATATTTTTAAAGGCGGTTTACCTTCTTTCTTAGAAGGAAGCTCTATAAAGTTATCCGTTGAAAAGTTTTGATTTATATAAGGCAATGTAAAACTTGTTTCTCCATCATCTATTCTTTTTTGTATTCTAGCATTTCTTAAGTTATCTGCTACCATCCCCATCATATTATCACCAAAACCAAAAAACGTTGTATCAGCAGGATTAATATTATACTTTTCAGCAAACTCATTATAAGTAGGTATGTCAAACTGTCTTTGTAGTTTTTTATCTTGAAATATTGGTGTTTGACCTCCTCCTTGATAAGATGTATTTGCTTTTAATGATTTATTAACACCTTTAGATACCGCTTTCGCAGTTGTTGGACTAACTCCTACTGCTTTTAATGGTCTTACAAAAGGTAATACACTTGCAAAATTCATTGCTGATTTACCTAGATCTCCGTCCATAAGAGACTCCGCACCTTTTAATACAGCCCCTGGTACATTAACCATATTTGCAGCAAAGTCCATAGGCTGTGTTGGTACATTATCTGCATCTATGGCTTTATCTAAGTTATAAGGTATTTCACCTTGCTGTAAGAATGTTCTTGCTGATTGAAAAGGATATTTAACAATAGAACGAACATCACTAACCATGTTATCTAAAAAGCCAGGAGCTTGTGAGATAGTAGCAGGGGTAGGTGGAGCCGGCATCATAGCAGGTAACTGCGCCCCATTTTGATACTTTTTCGGATTATATGTATATTCTTTTCTTATTTTCATTACTTATGTCTGTTATTACCCATTACCTTTTCAATCCCTCTAGAACCAAAGTATGCTCCTACAATTAATGAAAGAACTCCTGCTACACTATCTAGTTGATAACCTAAATACCAACCTACTATATAGGATACTGAAAAGAAAATTAAAGTTATAGGACGCACGTTTTTGCTAAGCCAGCTTGTACTAGCCATATCAGCAGTCCATCTTTTAGACACTTCTTGCATCTCTATCATGTCAATTTCTAACAACTTCATTGCTTTTTCTTTATCTTCAGGAGGCATAGTTTTATCTTTTGATATAAGATTTTTTACTAAGCCTAATACACCTGCATCAGGTAGTACATCTCCTGCTATACCTAATATACCAGGAGCAGCCTTAGATAAGAATGCTCCTACCTTAGTTTCAGAAAACTTCTTTTTTGGTTTTCCCATAATTTATTTCTTTTTTTTCTTAGTGGTTTTTTTCTTTTTTTTAGGAGGTCTTCCCATTTTAGACCCGTATGTTCCTTTACCTTTAGGCATAATTATTTATTTAAGTGTTTAACATTTCCACCTACGTCTAGCTTGTCTTATTCTAGAGTTCGGATTATTTCTAGTTTTTGCACTAGACCTCTTAAGTTGTCCTAAGCTTCTAGCACAGTATGACTTTCGTCTTTTAGCAGCTTTGCTACCTTTTTTAACTTTACCGGTAACAGCTGTCTTAAGTTTAGATCCAGGGTTAGCACGTCTGTAAGCTTTAACTCCTTTACGAGTCATGCCTGCTCCAGACTTAGTTTTACGGTAGTTACCGCCTTTGCCTGTAGTACGTCTAATCGCCTTTGCCATAATTATTTCTTTTTACGTTTCTTAGCAGTCTTCTTAGCTCTCCTAAAGTTTGCAGCTGTAGGAGCTCCTTTAGATCCTGGCTTTCTCATTTTTTCACCAGAGCCTGCTTTGATACGTCTTCTTTTAGCATGGATATTTGCGTATAATCCTTTTTTCTTTTTTTTTGCCATAATAATTACATTTTACATCCGTCCTTACGGAATTTCTTTAAACTTAATATACCACCATATGCGTAAGAATAAGTTTTTTTCTTTCTCTTACGTTTTGTAGATCCACCTTTTTTCATGCATCCACATCCCATGGTTATACTTTTCTTTTTTTGATGTTCATAGCAGCTAGCATTCCGCCACCCAGCTTCTTATCTAACATCCCACCTATAGCATAATAGCCTGGAGTTGGTTTATTCGTTTTACCACCGCCTCCATATTTCATTTTTTTATTTCCCATTTTGAAAATATTATATAGTTACACAATTATTTACCAACTTTCTTCATCGCCATTTTATGCGATTTACCGAACGTTGCGCCTTTTTTCATAGCAGTAACCATACTTCTTATATGCTTTACTGTATGATGTTTAGAATGCCTTTTAAGAGCATTCTGTTGTCTTTTATTTAGACTATCTACGTTTACGCCTTTTACTTTCATATTAATGCCATCTAAGTGTTATTGCAATTATAATAAAATAAATATTTAGTTCATACCAATCTTCGTCTGCATACTCAGGTATTCTATCATCTTTACTAAAATAAGTAAATCCTAATAAAGCACCGTCTCCTAGAAGACGAATATGAATTAAACTAAATAAATTCATTATTTTTTTCTTTTTCTTCCTTTTCTTTTTTTACCTTTTACTGCTGCTCCTACATCACCAAGTTGATTACCAACTTCTTTCATAGCACTACCTACATCAGATAGTTCTTGACCTACATTTTTAGCACGTCTTTTAACTTCTTTTACTGTTGCTATGGCTTTCTCGTCAACTGTGGTTTTACTCCATAACTTAGTCCACCATCTTTTTAATATATTCATATCTTTAAAATTGTCCCGCTTGTGCGGCTTGGTCTACTGCTTCTTGTATATCAGCTAAATCTGCAGGTAGCAGTAGATCTAAACCTGCCTTGAAAGCTGTTTCTTTCATACCGTCATAAAATATAATAACGGTGGGTGCCATACGCACTTTGTATTTCTTTTTCGCATTAGGTGCTTTTGATATATCTATTCTATAGTATAAAGCATTTTCTACTTTATCCCATTCTGCAAAGCAGTTTTCTTTATTAAATTCTGCCCAGAACTCTACCACTATAGGTTGTAGGTTATCATCTCCAAATGCGGATCTTTGATTTATTGTTTCTTCAAAGTTGCTATCATCAATCCAATACTCTTCTGGTACATCGCTTTGAGCAAAGGTATAGAAGCTTATTAGTAATAGTATTATGTGTTTCATCTTTGTTTCTGTATTTCGTATAGCCTTTCGTCTATCTTATCTAGTTTATCTTTTATATCTTCAACATCATCTTGTGTATCTAGTATTGTAGATCTAATTAATTCGTCTTTTAGATCATACTCAGTTCTAGATATTTCTGGTTTGGGCAACTCTTTAGCTTCAGCTATATCTGCCTGCAGTGTAAACCACATACCAGCTAATGCTACAATACCCGCTATTAATCCTCCTATTGTTTTAAGTGATATAGCGAAATCTGATTTACCATCTCCATCTATATCTATACCCATGGATGTATTTTCGTCTAATTGTCGTGCCATAGCTTTCTCATTTAATCACCACATAAACCACAGCCTATGCAAAACGGACATATAAAATTTGTTTTCATGTTATCTAAATGTATAATTAATTCCAAAGGTTGAGTTAAAAAATTCAGTATCCCACATCTTAGTATATTCGCCCTCTACAAACACTCCAAGCGTTTTACTAATTTTCCATCCCATGTTTAGACCCCCTTGGTAGTCTAACCATTGTTCAAATTCGTTTTCATCTCCTGTTACAGGATCGTACTTCCATCCATTTCTATATCCATAGTTTAGTTCATCCCACTCTCTATCATTAAATATATATTTATGATAAGGAAGCAGTACACTAGCATATGCATGTATCCAAAAACTAGACTTATAATGATAGAAATCCATACCTACAATAGGTGATACAACATGATAAGGTTCTACAGTTTCCCAGAACTCTCTATTATACCTATTCATGAGTTTTCTAAATACAGTATTTCTAAACTGTAAGTCTGTATATGCAACTATATTTCCCTGATCGTCTCTCCATAACCAGTCTCCCATTTGTTCAACTGTACCATCATTATTATAGACAGTAGATGAGTAGTATACGTCTTCGTATCCGTATTGATATCCAAGACTATACCAAGGATTTGCAGGGTATTGATTACCAAACTCATCTGTTTCCATTTGGTTTAACCAAAGCTCTATTGGATTAAATCCATAACCACGTTGATGAGTACGGTAGATTGCACCAGCTGAAATAGAAGCTTTACTACCTAGCGGTAGTCTAAATCTAAGCTCTGCTGATTTATATTCGAAGTCTCTTGATCCTATGTTTCTTTGCTCTAGCTTAGCAATATGATATTTACCAGTGTGTCTAATAAAGAATCTAGAGTTGTTCCAAACCATTCCTCT